ACCAAACAGCCGCCCGCCTTGCTCAGATGTACCCCGCCGAAAAGTGGTATAAAATGCGTGTATCCCGTTTAATTGCCGCCGCCCGTGCCGATATTGCCGCCGCTGATGGATACCGGGACAATGTACAGTGTGCCGCATATCTGGACGCAATCGCCGCCCGTATCAAATAAGGATCTCCAGCCGCCCGCCGTGGGCGGCTTTTCTTTTGCCCGCCGTATATCGCCCTTTTTGGGGCTTTATGCGGCTTTTTCTTTTGCCCTATATTCCTACCATTCCAGCCGCCTTTACACGCTTTACAGGGCTTTACAGCCGTCCTACAATGCGCACTTTTCAACAGGGTATCGCCCAAAAATACACCTATAATAAAGCGCCGAAAATTTTTTCAAAAAAATTTTTTCTGATTTTGTTACAAACGTGTTTCCCCACGGGGTATAAACGCCGCACGGCACAACAACAAACGCCGCACGACAAAACCCCGCCGCACAACAGCGACACGGGGACACGGCACAACAACAAGCGCCGAAAAATTCCAAAAGAAAATTTTCAAAACTTGTTACAAACGCCGTTCCCCACGGGGTAACAACAGAAACGCCGCACAACAGCGGCGGCAACAAGTTCAACAGCACCGGACAAAACGGAACGGATGCCCAGAACAGGAAAATCCAGTGAATCCTATAATGCGCTGGACGATGTTGGCCCAAAAGAAATTATGGGCCGTTGGTGTCGGGAATCGCCGCCCACATGAACACATTCGCAAAAGTTGCGAGAATGTGAAAGCGACCGACTATGTGATGCAGGAAATGGCACCATGAAAGTGACCTGAAAAACGGCTACCAATGGATGTAATCGTAAGCTCCAACAGGAATGCAAGCCTAAACGCAAGCCCTGACTGGGGGCATCTAACTACACCTGCGGCCGATAGTGCTTTAGTCGGCGCTGGTATTAAAGGTGCAAGAGAGCGTACTGCAAACGCAATGAATGGAGATAGAATTGAAATCAATGCAAGTGATTGATTGAATTGGCTCCGTCAATGAAAATCGTTGCTCCATGGCCCCTCCGGGACTATGGATTCAAAGTATTCGCAAGCAATGATTGAAATGATATCGAAATTGATTGTGTGGTGATTTTAGCGATATTACATAAGACTGGCGCAAGCTGGCCTTGTTTGATATATAGCCCTCCGGCGGCAACGTCAGAGGGCTTTTTATATGTCACTGAAGTGGTTCAAATGATTGCAGTTCGATTCTGCAAGGTGGCGCAAAACATATCAAACGAGAGGTAAAACTTATGGAAACCACTACTACTATGAACACCACGCCCGAAACTGAGACCAAAGTCGAAACGAAAGCTCCTCAGACCGCTGAAGAGTGGAAGGCTGACGCAAGTCGCAAGCTGCTGGCTCTGGAGCTGGCTGTCGATGAATACAAGGCCGTAGTCAACACGAAAGACTACGACGCAATCAAAGATAAGCTGGGACGTGTCAACCTGGCATTGGCTGGCTACAATGGTTCGTACAAGATGGCCGTTTACGCTGAGCTGGCTGAAAGCGAAAACCCCATGAAGGCGGCTGTCGAATACGGCTATCTCAAGTGTAAGCGTGTGAAAGAAGTCGTTGATCGCGACACTGGCATGATTGGTGTTGAAATCAATGATGCAACTGTTGATAAGCGCAACGTTCTGAATCTCATTGAATTCACCCGCTTTACGACCGCAAAGTTCAATAACGCAAGCTGGCCCTTCGCCTGCAATGAGTTTGCCCGTGTAATCAGCATGGACACCATGGCAGAGCATACCATGAGCGCCGAAGAGCAGAAGGAGTTTAATGAGGCGTATGCTGAAAAGAAGGAAAGCGGGCAGCTCGTCCTGAAGTCTGTTGAAAAGATGAAGGCCGGCGCAACTGTAAGCAACAATGACCTCATCACTGATATTCAGAGCATTTTCGATGCCATTCTGATGATTCCTGTTGAAAACAAGAAGGGCGAAACCGTTAATGCCATCAAGGCAACCAGCCATGAGCTTAAGTTCATTATGAACCGTAAGTCCGGAGCTGGTAAGAACGCTCGTGACACTCATGTGATGGGCGGAACGGAAATGACTCAAGCAATTATGAACATGATGTGGAACATCGCAAGCCATGTCGATGAAAAGGGCGAACATGATTATCATGCCGACTACACCTTCAGCTTTGGCAAGTAATCGCAATTGCTATGAAAAGCCGACTGAGCGGCTATAAAAAGGCGTTAGGCTCAGTGCGTGGGGCCCTTCGGGGTCCCGGTCGCATTACAGAAATGAACACAAGTAGTGCGAAAGAAAGGATGAAAGTTGTATGAAGTTCAATATCTATTTCGATGATGGTGTCATACTCCCCACTGAGGACATGAAAACCGCTTTCAAAGCGTGTGACATGCCAGACCGTGTGGCCGCTGTGACTGCCGTGAACTACAACGGAACGGAAGAGGTTCTCTGGGGTGAAAAGCCTTGCGAAACCGCTCCTGATAAAAGCGGACGCTGGAAGTATCCTTGTCCCATCGTGACGAACGCAACCATTGATGAAGTCGGATTCAAAGCGCCTTTTGTTCTGGAAGCAAAAGTGCACAACAAGGAGACCGACCAGTATGAAACCCTTTATTATGAGCTGGATGCAACCGGTTTCAAGAACGCAACGAAAGACGTTGAAACCATGGTTGCCAACAAGCACTCGGACTGGACCAGAACCAAGCGAATCTTGACAGCAAGATCCTTCTCCAATAAAAATGGTCAGTTCAATCTGGAAAGTTCGTTCAATTTCGCATTCTAAATACAATCGCCTAATGAAATCGAAAAGGAGAGCCCGCCGGGTATGAAATCAAAAATAATAGCTAGTGTCCTGAGCATGACGTTAAACTGCTTTGCCCTCAATATCAGAGCCTCCACGCGGCGAGGGTGGATAACCAACAAATCTGAACTGGAATCCAGGATGAATCCATGATATAATAGCCCCAACGAAACCCAAGTCCAATGAAAGGGGTACTATGTTATGGATTGGATCGAAAAGCAGAATGATGATTTCTGTAAATGGCTCCAAGATATAGGAAAGCTCGAAAAAGTGTGCGCCAATGGTAAATCCTTTATGGTGAATCCGAAAGCCATACAAACCATTATGAAATTGAATGCTTTTTTCAAGACGAAATCAGATGAGCATATTCAAAAATGCAAGTCTGTAGGAATTGAATGTCAACCATACTTGATAAAACTAGCTATGGAAAACGAATCAAGTCCTTGGTTTGGTTTTGAAACGTATTACATTGCGACAGATGAAGATGGCATTTCGTTTTCAAAAGTGGAACAAAAGAAGTTTGACGAAATTTGTTCTGAAAATATAAACGGAATAACGTTTTCAGCAAATAAATACGATGGTATTTCTATTACAATTGTTATCGAGAATTTCTATATCGAAGTAAAATAAATCCAGATTCCAAACGCAAGCCCTATGAGTATCACAGCTCGTAGGGCTTTTTCTTATGCCAAAACGTCGATGAATTCCTCTGGCGGTATCGGAGCGAATTCGTTCGGCGTTTTCTTTTTACCTCTTTTCCTTGTTCAAAATGCTGGGCGATTCACGGTACCAGGGCAGACGAAACCGTGACCACAACAAAACAAAAATTGAAAGGAGCTTAGCAAAATGAAATTCGTCAGAATCAACGGCGAAAACCACGCCGGTTACGCTCTGCTTGATATCGTCGAGCACAAAACCACGAGCATGACTGTTGCAGAGCTGATGGAAGCTTTGTCCAAGTGCAGCCCGGACGCATACGTTACGTTCGGCAATAATTACGATGATTATGTCATCGAAACCGTAAACCAGATTTGAGTATCAAACGAAAAGGAGAATCATCATGGATTACTTTAGCACTGAATTCATTTTCGCTTGCGGCATCATCGTTGGTGTCGCTCTGGCAATCGTAGCGCAGTCTATCTGGCATGATTTTCTCCGGGCAGCACGTCATCACTAAGCGCCGCTGTTCGAATATAAACCACAAAAAAGAAAGAGGTATATCGTTATGAAATCCATTCTGAAATCGCTGAAGCAATCCGCCCGTTCCATGGCGGTGACAATCGCCGCTGTCTTTCTGATGGCCGCAATCTTTGCTCTGCCGATTCCCACTGCAAGCGCCGCCACTGCAAGCGCCGCTGATCACAAGCCTGGTCTGAATGGTCGTTACATCCTGACTGGCATGGTCACTCGATATGATGTGATTACCGGTCTTGACTTGAACGACAACGAAAGCACCCTGTTGTACTGTACGATTGAGGACGAATGTGGCGAGACATGGATCTATGCTTACGAACTGGGCAGTGAAGTGCCACCTGTGAATCAAAACCTGATCCTCATTATGAATTGCAATGATACTCCCGATGATATCGACGATGATATCATCGAAGACATTTTGTGGTGTGACTGTGAAAACGCCGCTGAGGAAGATTGAAATGGCATTTGCTGCCAATTGATAAAACAAAAAGAGAGGTAAACAAAAATGCTGGATGTTCTGACTATTCTTGAATATGCTCGTAAAGGTGCACTTGCTGACTATGAAAAAGCATGTGTGATGCACCGTCTACTCAATATTAAAGAGACTCAGGCGATGGTTGATGATGCATGGGGAACGGCAAAAGAGCTCACTCGTTTGATGAATCTTAAAGCAGAACAAGTTAAGCAGACGGGACGTGATACTAAGGAAGATGCTCGGAAGCGTGTAGTATCAGCTGACCGATTCGTGCAGCCTAATGAGCAGGCTCTCTACAAGCAGGTGATTGCTGAAGCTCCTTACGTCCTCGTCATCAAATGGAATAATCCCATCATGGGCGAAATGGAATACCCCTTCAAGAGTTACGCCGAGGCTGAGAAGAACTTTGAGGTCGCCAAGCGTGAAGTTGGCAATCACCACGCAACCGAAGCTCATGTGTACGAACAGAGCGAAGGTCAGCGTGTTCCCGTGATGGGCATTTTGAGCGGCAAGCTGTAAGAGCACCGCTCCACAAGAAGGGAAATGAAATCGAATGCTGACTGTGAAACAAGTTTTTGAATTCGCTCGTGATGGTGCGTTCGAGACGTATAAGTTTGCAACTAAGTGCGAGAATTTTGACGCAGCACATGCGCTTGCTCAGATTATCAAAGAAATTCAGAATGTCATTGATAACCTCGACAAAAAAGAAAACTATATCGCCAGCTCGAATCCAGGCACTGAAACCGCTGTGCTCTTTGCTCTGAATCTAAAAGATGGCGAAGTACAGAAGCTCAAAGCGGCAAAACGTCCACAACCAGTGCAGCTGTATCAAGTTCGCGTCACCCATTTGACGGGCGACGAACAAGTGTTGCGATTTCCGATTCTGGCCGCAGCCAGTTCTACGCTCGAGCTGCTCAAATATGAGTTGGAAGTCGGGCGAATCCGTGGGGCAAAAATCGTCAGGGTAATTCCCAGTGTCGGCATGAAAGAGACTTTGGTAAGCATTGGCGAAACTGAAGGGGAGGACACTTTCTAATGATTTTGTCAGAGATCTATCAGATGCATGACAGATTGTGCGCCGTTGTGCTGGACCCGGAAAGCGAAACTCTTACGCCGATTCGTGTCGTAAATTTGGATACGAAAGAGCTGACCCCGCAGTTTTTCAGTGATGCGAGGGCTGGATTTCCTGATGCGAAACCATTCCGACCGTACAATCCCAACAGCCTGAACTGGCTCATCATTGAAAAATATGGTCTGCTGGTTGCATCTATCAATAATCGGGGTGGATTTATCGTGTTTGAAAGTCCTGATATGATTCCTCTGACAAAATCTCTATTCAGCAAGAAAGCGAGATTGAATTATGAGAGACGTTTTTCCTCCAGAGAAACATGCAATCGCCGTGTATCCGCTTAACAACTGGGGCGGGCTTGAGATCACAGCGATTGAAGAGGCGTGTGTTGAAGTCGCAATCAACAATGGTGAGCGCCGCAAGCAGGCTGGCCGCCACAAAATCTATCAGACGAACAAGGGCCATGCGTACTTCATTATGCATGGCTCTCGTTATTATTTGGACGAATTCACAAGAGTATAAGCGCAGCAGCCTGTAAGAAGCGCCGCAGCGCAGCACAAAAACGCAGTCGAAAGGAGCAATATGAATTATGTTCGCAACATACCTTAGTGACACGGATTCTATCTGGATGCAAGAGCGCCGTCATAAGCGCCGCATCGAATTGGCTGACCCGTACTTCCTGCCCTATAGCAGACTCCGGCCGCGTGTTCAAATCGAATTGCAGTTTCACATTCTGACTCTGCCATTCACAGTAAAGGAGGGTGATTTGATTGTTTGAGCATCCTATTGTCTGGGTGTTCGCCGCCATGTTGTTTCTGGTGGGCGCACTCCAGCAAATCGGAACCGGCCTGTATTATCTGGGGTGTTTTCGCCGCTACAATCAGGTGATCGACACCCTGGCACACTGGTTTGATACCGTAGATCCGATCAAAATGACGGAAACGATTCGCAATTTTTTCCTCATCTCGATCGCCCTGACTCTGTTGATTGCTGTGGTCGTCTAAGCGGCACGCAATAATACATAAACGCAAAAAAGTGAAAGAGGTAATAAAAATGCTGTACTATCGTACCAAAAAGGAAGCCAACAACAAGCCCATGTATATGGGAAAGAGGCGGGACCGCGAAGAGAAGTGGTCGATCTATATCGCAGATGAACTGTTCACTGAGAAAGAAGTGTGCAGGTTGAATCTGAATATGGATTACCTGGAGCCGGTTGAAATTCCGCGTCTTCAGACTCACAAGCAGGGCTGTTTCCGTGTTGCGAATTTCGATGCCACCATCACCAAGGTGGAAGAGAAGCCCCTGGTCGAGCCGCTGTCCAAGGAAGCCACGCGGGAGTTGGTGAAGAAGATGAAAGACCGAGAGCTTTATAAGGCCCGCACCAATCAGATTCCCGATGCCCGTCCCGCCACCATTATGGTTCGGTTCAAGGTGCCAACCCCGAAGCAGGTCGGCGCTGCAAAAGTAAGTGGCGCACAGTCGAGCGTGGCAGAGAAATAATCCGGCGGCACAGGCGGCGCACATAAGCGGCGCACTACTGGTAAAAATAACCTACATACAATGATTTCCAATCGGTCAATCGAAGATGTCATAAATGATATACTCTATGATGTTTATTTCGATTGGGCTGATAATGAATAAAGCGTACCCAAGCAAAGTTTAAACGTAAGTAATCGCAGAGGGGGCTGGGCGGCAATAGTCGCTCAGTCTAATGCGGCTACGGGTTCTGCAGAGCCTGTACTGGTCCCAAGCCCAGAACGCAGCAGCGTAAACAGAAGGGCGCTCCACCGCTCTAGTGAAATTTGATTTGATTTTGATGCAAAGGCCACGCAGATAAATCAATGAGAAAAGTAAACTAGAGGGTGTTACTTAAAGTGAGCGAAACTAAATGAAAGGAGGGTTTATAGTCGAGATGAGAAACGATAATTGGTGCAGGGTCGCGTCTGTCTCCATGGAAATGCAGTTCATTGAGTGGCGATACAAAGTCTTCTAACACCCGGCTGATATACTTTTTTGAAATGAATAGATACGCTCAGCTAATGAGCAAAAATCCATGACGATTTATATATCGCCGTGGTGTACGTACATAGAAGATTAGCTATCTTCTGGATTTACCGTTAATGTCGGGCGACTGGTGGTACCGAGGCAGACGTAACCACATCCACTACATGCGTAGTAAACGCGATAGCATACACACGCAAAAAGAAAAGAGGAAATCAACATGAACACCGCGAAACTGATTGAATCCCTTCCACCAAGAATCAAAGACCATGTGATCGAGTATCAGAATGTTATCTTGAAGGGTGGTCAGTCGGCAATGCGGGTACTGCTTGATTGTACTTTGTCGCCAGGTCAGAAGGCGCTCCTACAGAATAACAAACATATCATTGGGCTGGAGTGTGTCGCTCAGGACAAATATGCCCCAGAAATCAAGCATTCTTACTTCTATATGGTATGAGCGTCGCTATGTATAATCCACGGAGAACGCAGCGGGTAAAAAGGGGGAAGTTGTAACCATGACGGTACATATCTTAGATAATTTCTATTCCAAGCGAGTTAAGGGACAGTCGTGGGTGATGTTCAGTCATTACAATGGGGATGTCTATAGCAGTCTCGAGTGTGCTATGAAAATATTGACCGAAATGGCAAAATCGGTGAGTGCAGACCCGGAGTGTTATGACGTCGTGTTCGATGCCAATGGACGCAATCTTCGTTATCGTTGGAAAAACTGGTATGGTGATGAGATTGAGCGTATTGTTCAGATCGAATCGAGAGAAGTGAAATAAGCATTACGAGGAGGCCGCCGAATATGGGCGATTATGCAGACGCTGGCTATCAGCTCCAGCATTACAAGATTACATTCTATGCCGATAACAATGGCAAGATCCCGCTCAAAGTGGTCCGCCGTGCATTCGCCAGCTATGATTGTGCCAAAATGTGGGAAGCTGATGTGATGTATCGAACCCCTGAATATAACAGTGTCACGATCGAAATGGAATGAAAGGAGCTACACAGTATGTTTATCTGGGGAATTTTCATGTCTCACGAAGCCCGCGACGAAACGATTCATGACGATAACTTCCATTACGAACTCTTCGCTACTGAAGAACGAGCACTTGAATATCTTAAAAGTCAGGAAAAATGGTGGCGTGACATCTACAATGATCCTTGTATCACAGATGCGGCTAAAAAGGAAATCTTTGGTGGTAAAAAGCCAGACGAATCCATTCGCTTATTCAAAGAGCCTGCCGAAATCTGCGGCGAAGAAGATGTATGGGTTCTTACTCGCGATTACATTTCCTCAACTGGAGCCGAGATGCGCGAAAGAATCATGGCAAAAGAACTATCAGTAAAAGAATAAGGGGGCAAACGTAGCAATGGTTCTCAACATGACTGAACTTTCTATCGCCCAATGGTCCAATGCCCAGCTCGATGCAGCTCGCAAGCTGTGTACAGATGGCACTCTTCATGATTGTGCGCTACCTATTATCGTGCCGACTGATTCTTCTGTCCGAGTCAGAGTTCTTGCATGGGATACGGCTGATACAGTTATGACCATGAAACCGGAGGCTGTAATTCTTCAGGGCGAACCTGTTTTTGTAAACGCATTTCTTGAGCGATACGGTACAAGAATTCAGTGTTACTCTCCTTGCTACGCTGATGGCAAGTTCGTACAGTTCAGGAGGTTTTAATAATGGGATATCATTGTTATTGCGAATGGGATAACCCAACTGCTTTACATAAGGTGGTTGGGATTTTTCCTAATGGCAAAAAGTCCGAATGGTTTTGTGAACATCATGACAAAGAAGAGGAGTATAAATTTGCAGAGCAGGAATTCAAAGACCGTTCTATGACGTATGATTCTAAATATGGCGGTTGGATTCATAAAATCATGCTTTGTAAAAGAGAAACCATTGATAGTCCGTTTAAAGTTATCAAAGAAGTAGTTCATAAAAGCGCGATGCCGCCATATATCGTTCGTTCAGATTGTAGTCAAATTGAAGCTCACGAATATGGTTTTCAAACGTTGGAAGAAGCAAAAGAATGGTATAAAATCTGGTCAGATGGGTATAAAGAGGAATACAAAAGGAATCCCGAATACTTCAAAACCATGGTTTCTATCTATCAAAAATTAGATAGCACAGAACCGCAAATTAAGGAGGTTCCGCAAGATGTATGACTGGAAACTCGGTAAGGACATGATTCCCAGCGATACGATTCTTGATCCTGTCACATTCGATGACTTGATCCTGGCTCTGAAATGCAACTGTGAGCGCATCACGCCGGATGCGGTCATTGTTCAGGCGACGGAGATCGTCAATCAGCGTCTGGAAGATTGGAAGTATCTGATCGAAAACAACATTGACGAAATCATTGCGCTGGCAACGGATGAACTGCTTGAAGACGCTGGCCACGATGATATCACACTCGAAGAATAACGGGAGAGGAGGTTTTGCTAGATGACATTCAATGAAGCAGTCGGTGTTCATTTTTGTGATATTGACAACGAAACCGATAAGCGGCTTACGTTCCGCGAACTCAACGTTCGTTATATCAATCATCTTGGAGGGTTAGATGTAATTAAAAAGTACATCCCGTTCGAACTCGACTACTTGATTCCGAAATATCAACAAGATCGTCATCTTAACAATACCTCTTTAAGAATCTGGGATGAAGCTGCAAATGGAATTAAAGACCTTTGCTATCAACATCATGTTACATGTACAAGCCAAGCTGAACGAGTCTGTGTTTTGAAAGAAGCGGCCGCGATTCTGTGTGAACGAGCGGCGCAATAAGAGGAGTGTTAATTTGTATACGATCAAAGTAACATATCGTGCAGCAATCGCAACAAGCACGCGGCTCGATTATAAGAAGGCTACTTACCAGTTCGAATCTGTGCCAAATGATGTGGTCGATACGCTGTGTGCTGCCATTGATACAGAGTATAAGAAGCGATCAAAAGAGCAACATGTTGTGATGATTCACCTTGAGGCGGCGCTTGAGACCATGGAGCGATTCAGAAAGCGCATGTACGTGCCGAACTCCATCGAGAGCGTCGAGATCGTTGACGCAGGAGAAAATGGCGACTAATCAACGCCTGTTAGTTGTTGAGCAAAACCCCAAACGGTTGTATAATAAAAAGGAGCGTAACAGTATGAAGTCAGTACAGATTACATACGATGCAAAAGTTAAGATCGGAACCAGCTATGAACGCGGCGAAGCATGTACGCAGCTCGATTTCCTTGACGATAAGGTTGTGGAGAGCTTGATCGCTGATTTGAATGCGGCACCTGCTGAACAGAGTTCGCACTGGTTCGATTTGCTTCAGACGCTTACTTTTATGAACATGCTGCAAGGACGAATCTTCATTCCGACTTCAATCAAGATGATTCAGGTCGTTGCTGAGATTCCGAATTAAGTCACAAAAGAACGAGTGATACGATAGCGATGTTGAAAACTCACTTGTTCAAAATGTTGAAAACTTAATCGCTAGTTCATTCTTTCACTTGCAACAATAATTCATTCCTATTTCGAACTCAAACTCAATTACGCAATCGCCAATTAACAAGCGACGCGAAAATAAAATTGATGGTTATGTAGTAAGGGATTATAGGGATAAGAGTAGTTTGTAAGGAGAGAGAAGACCATTCCGGGAAAGAAGTAGAAGGAAGCCTTTGCGGCGAAGATGCTCAAAACGAGAGGAGAAAACTTTATGGCAAATCCGACTATGGGTGTTCACGAGTTCACACCAGACGAGCTGGTCAAGCTGATTAAGCAGTACGATTGCTTTATGATCTCGCAAGGCGGTAAGTCGTTCTTGCAGATTCGGGTGCCGTCCAGGTGGGTCAAACTGGAGATGGGAGTCGATGGTGTAAGCTACATTACCTGCCGCAATAAACGCAAGCGAGACGGTCATCTGTTCGAAATCTACGGTAATAAGTTTGTTTTCGATGTTGACCATAACAGCGGGCGACTGAGCGGCCACCTCAAGACGGATCTCGATGAGTCCGATTATTACGTTGTCATGTGGGGCAGCACTGATGTTCCTGCCGATGATGATGAATGAGCCCAGCAGAAAAAGGAGCGATAAATCGTGGAAGAAATTATAATGAAAGCCATTCCTGAGCATGGTGGCGTTTCGATGTCCCGGGCTGAACAGGAGACCATCATCACCATCGGAGCTCTGGATAAGACGGCCGATGTGTGCACCAACGATCCTGTTTACTGGCGCAAGCTTGATGCCATGTGTGAGAAACATCCTGACGAGTACAAGCTCGCCAAGATCCACCGCACGAAAGACGGGTTGATCCTGTGCAAGTGGTATTCGGTGCCGCGTAAGCTGGTTCGGTTCGGAACGCCGACAGCGCCTCGCGAACTGACCGATGAACAGCGTGCAGAACTTCGTGAGCGAATGAAAAAGGTACAAGCGGCTCGACAGAATAAGGCCAGCATCAATTCTCAGCCGAATTCATAAAGAGTTTGACTGTATTCTAAACATACATCATGGTTCGGTAATGAAATTACTCTACTGAGATGTGTTAGGTGTTTTTGCCTTGTAATTCTACTAGAGAAAACAGCAAGGTTTGAATCAGGAGGTGAATGATATGAACGCAATGCCCTTCGACGATTCTGCATAGCGCAAGCAGAGTCGCCGCAAAACAGATTGAGATGAATAGCAAGTCGAAAGGTTTGCACGTTTAGGCCAAGCCGAACGGAACGAATTGTTAGACTGAGATACCCCACCCGTGGCTGCCACTGAAGGACCGAGGAGCTCAGCAGCTGACCCTACAGGGAGGAACTCACGAGGGTGTCCAAATAGAATACAGCGATAATGCGTCACTCCGAAATCCCAGCTGCGCTCGCAGCTCATCCGCAGCTCATCTACTTGCTGCCTGCTGCAGCGATCGCATGTGAGGCGCAGGACTCCACAGATATTTAGATCTCAATTTGAAACAAAAGTACATAATCAAATAAGAAAGCGAGTTGAAAATTATGTTGAAAACCGGTCCTCCCATGTGAGGAATCCCGTATTTTACGAGCAGATTTGTGATGAATTGTTATCGGGTTTTACCATGATAGCACGTTTAGGCCAAGCCGAACGGAACGAATTGTTAGAATGAGGGGACACCCCCGAGGAAGGCGGAAGACGCGTCGACTGCAGGTACCAGACATCGCTGGCCACACCAAACGGTGTCATCAGGGGATTGAAAGAACCTCATAACACCTCAACCGACGCATCCAACAACCACATTTGGGCCACAACCCCTGGTTCATGAAAGATCACCATCTCCAGCTAGTAGCTTCAGACAGATTTAGATCACAAATCGCTTATATTATAATAATGAAGGTTGTGATAAGAGCAACAAATACAAACAAAATGTAATGCTGTCATTTGTGAATATTTTCCAATTGACAACGATACGTTTTTGTGTAATACTTGTTTCAAGCGAAACACACTTTACAATATCAAACGAAAAGGATGAGGTAAAAAATGAATGCGAATGTAGTAATGCAAGTAGCCACCACCAAGCAGTTCGGTGACATGGAGATTCAGGTCTATGAGAATCCGGCGGTCGATCACACCAGAGCTCAGGATGATTTCTGGATGACCCGTGAGCAGATCGGTACGGCGTTGGGATATAAGAATCCTTCAATTTCGATTGGAACGATTCACAAGCGCAATGCGGCTCGTCTTGACCCGCTTTCAGGGTTAATCAATTTGATTACCCCTGGCGGAAAACAGCAAACCTACGTATATAATATGCGTGGTGTCATGGAGATCTGCCGTTACAGCACTCAACCCAAGGCGAATGCTTTCATTGATTTCTGCTGGGATGTGATCGCCGCTCTGATGCGGGGTGAAACCGTATCGCTGAATGCCAATCAGACTGAGCTCAAGCGGCAGGAGCGATTCGACAAGATGACTCAGGCGCTGATGGAGATTCATTCTAAGATGGATGCTCTCGAAGCCGCCCGCCAGCAGGACCGCAACGCTCTCGACAATGTGTTGTTCGTCTGTAAGCAGCTGGAACGAAAGCTTATCTCGATGGGTCAGCCGCAGAAGCAGCCTGAGCAGACCGCCACAACTGCCACAGCCGCCGCAAAGGAAACCCACACCACTACATACAAAGGACGCAGCGAATGGCGGACTGAGATCTACAAGCTCGGCAACTCCATCGCTCGCATGACTGGTCTGACGCTGAATGCGGTTCTTAAACAGGCTTATGATTATATCGGCCGCACCTATGGTTGGTATTTCAAAGACGAACGCAAGGCGTATGTTGAGCGAGTTGGCTACATGGGTGACATCAAGAACCTCAGCGGCTTGGACATTATCGAGGACAGCGAAACGTGGAAGTCGATCTTTATGTCGATCATGAAGGATCGGTATGATAACGAAAAGCACGACGCTGAGGTCCGAAAGGGGATTAAGTCGGCACTCACCAAGAAGCCTCCTATGATCCCTGCTGATATGATTCCTACTCGCCACAGGGTAGAACCTGCTCCTGAGGTCGTTGCTGAAGAACCCGCACCGGTCGTTGTGGCCGAGGCTCACGCAGTCGAGATTGAAACACCGGCGGCTGAAACACCGGCAGTCGAAATTTCTGCGGTTGAAGAGCCGAAAAAGAAATATTATTACTACAAGCCGAGTATCACGCTTCCGATCGTTGAACCCATTGCAAAAAAGCTGGGCGATAAGACGCTTGGGTATTGGGTTACCTATGCAAAGATCTATGACGCGATCGGCACTGCAAAGATGGACCGAATGCGTAAAGCGTATGTACGTTCTCACAATAAGCCGCCCAAGTCTACTCCTGATATCTTCCAGAATTCTGATAAGAACATGAAAGTGTTTAAGGAGGCTGCAAAGATCGTGGCGGCAGCTATCTAAGCTATCTACTTCCTCCATTAGCCTTTGAGGCTGGCAGCCGGGAAAGACCGGCATATAACCAGGTGTAGCTCAATTGGCAGAGCGCGTGCTTTGGGAGCATGAGGCAGCAGGATCGTAACCTGTCACTTGGACCATAGCATAGGGCTTTATCCTTTCTCCCTGTGCAAAAAAAGCGAAGTTTTTTCTCTTTCACTTTTCCTTTTTCTTCGCTCGTGGCTGAAAATGCCGGGCAGGTACGATAATCCTGCTTTGATATGGAGCTGATGGTCGTACAACAGTTCGATTCTGTTGGGCTCCAGCTAGGTTCGATGCAGCGGCGTAGTGTAGTACAAAGCTGCTGGGGTGGCGCAATTCCACCGTGGGTGATCATACTCCCCCTCTGACACACCCATAACGCTCTGACCGAAAATAATATCCATGATACAACGGGAGTAGCTACCCGCCACAGTGTATGTGCATGGCTCTATTATGAGTAGGCGAATTTGGCACTGCCTGCGAAAGTGGCATAGATGCTCGGTGCCCAGAGTATCGGAGAGTGAATTTGAAAGGGCAGTCTTTGAGGATGGACACCATAAGAGATCAATTCGCTTATGTGTTGTATCCGCTGACGCGACTGAGTATTGCGCAAACTTTGTAAGCCGCTTGCTCCTCGCCGATGCCGTTACATGGTTAAATCCTCCTCTCTGGGACGTTAGCTTAGTTGGTTAAAGCTCCTGGCTCATAACCGGGTGATGAGGTTGATTCCTCACGGGGGTTCGAATCCCTCACGTCCCACCATTAGTGTACGAGTATTCACAAATCAAAAAGAGGTAATCAAAATGGCTGACAAATATCTCAGTATTATCACGAACTTCGGGTGCCACTACAGCTGCCCTGAGTGTATCGTCCGCAATAACAAGCTCAAGATGACGCCGACAGATGAAAACTCTTCATGGATCACTCTGTCTCGGATTCTTGGAGAAAATCCTGATATGAATTGGGTATCTGTATCTGGTGGCGGAGATCCACTGTTTCATTGGTGGGAGCATCAATTTTGGTGGCTCGGTTTATTTACTGTTTGTTCAAGTGCTAGGAGACGCTTGGAACTTCATACCAGTTATATTTCGACGGATGATTCGAAAATGTTTGTGCTGTTTCCGTACAGCATGTTTAGTAGAATTGTGTATCACGTTCACAACATCGGCGAGTTGAAGAAGATCACCCGTGCTTGCGATGAAATTGTTCGGGTGGTTTTTGTTGTGGACGACAGTATGACCGAGGACGACATCAACGCCATTGCTGATTTTGTTGAGGAGTCAGACCAAATCGACGAGCTTTCGTTCCGGCAGCGTGTGGATGAAAACTATGAATCAACTTATCATCTGCACGATTTCCTGAAGGCTGGGCATCAGAAACGCTGGTGGTACATTGAACAGTGCGATTACAATACCTATTATCATAACGGTAAGCTGTACACTAAGTATACCGATATCTTTGATAAGGAGTGATTCAGATGTACATCGTCGCAAGCGATTACACCAACGAGAAAGCTGATGTCTACAAGTCAGTAAGTATTGATAAAGCATTCAAATCAAGAGACGATGCGATTGCTTTTGCCGCTGTTAGTTTTCAGTGCTTTCTCAATGGGATGCCTGAAGATGAGGCCGCTCGGTACGAAGATGCAGTGAAAGTTGACACTGAATTCTACGCTGATTTTTGCGGATGCGAGTTGAACCCATATCCTGAGTATGTTATCGGAGCAGCGGTCGGCGATGGTGAAGATAATCACATGTACTACATGGTGTTTGAAGTAGAGGAGTGACCTGCGCAAGCGGTGGCGGCTCGGAAAGACGAGCATATATGGCCCCATGGCGAAATTGGCACACGCGGCAAGTTCAAACCTTGCTTATTGTTCCCGGTTCAAATCCGGGTGGGGCTACCACCGGCTCGATCGAGTCGGGAGCTTATTGGGTGAAACGGTTTGGCAAATCGGAAAGACGGTTGACTGCTGGACAGACAGCTTTGATATGCCGCTATGGTGAAATCAGGCTAGACACATCGAACTTAAGATTCGACGGTAGTAATATCATCTGGGTTCGAATCCCAGTAGCGGTACCACCCCGAAAGGGGTAACATAATAACTCTTGTCAATTATTCTCGGCTCGCTCGAAAGGGTGCAATTGGCCTTGTAAGCCGAGTATCTTATGCGATTGTAGCTCAGTTGGTAGAGCAGCAGGCTGAATGCGCGTCGGTGGTTCAAGTCCATTCAATCGCACCAGGGTTCCTGTCTTTTTTGAATGTTATTCAGCAGGGACCTTTTACCTCATTCTTGTTATTCCCGGCTCTTTTAATACGATGCTTCGGTCTATATCGTATCGAAAGCAACAAGGCTTTGTAAGCCGGGTATTGTGTGATTGTAGCTCAATTGGCAGAGTATCGGATTTCCACTCCGAGGGTTGCGGGTTCAATCCCCGTCAGTCACTCCATGCCGCAAGGCAAGACAGCTTTGCCCATTAGGTCTCTAACAAAATGGGGAGTTCAGGTGCCACGAAACTGTCGAAGGTGATAGTTCACGAACGATAGCGGGGAACACGAAACAGTGGTTAAACAGCAAAATGATCCGGCCTGAACATTTTATATGCCGTAAGAGGTATTGCAATAATCACAATGATTCTTTTACAGCGAATTCTTAGTCATGATAAGGATGGGGTGAAAGATGAGTAGTGTGAGCACAGTAGCTGTTCGACTCAGCTTTGCGGCACCAATAGGTACATGGTGGTAAAAGTACGATCAATAAAATAGCCACGACTTCCTTGTTGCGCCCTAATGTTTCGGATATTGTGGTCCGAAATGGAAGTTGTCCTGCCTGGAGAATCGGGAGTGTAGGTGTACCTAATTTATAAGCGGCTATGGCGGAATTGGCAGACGCGCTAGATTTAGGATCTGGTCTTCGGGTGAGGGTTCAAGTCCCTCTAGCCGCACCATGTTCGAATATCAACAATAAAAAACCGAAAGGACGAAGTATTATGAAAGTGATTATTAGCACAACTCCTCTTAACGGCGTACTGACTGATATTACTCTCGACACGGGAGAAGATAAGGGCGACGTGATGGAAGTGGTTGGAAACAGCATGATTACCACTACCATTGATTGGCTCAACAGCACGAAGATGTCGAAAGAGGCCAAGAAAGCATACACTGATTCCTTGTGCAAAGTCCTAAAGGAAAATATCTTAAAAGGGCTCAAGTAAGGAGGGAACAGCCGTATGAACTCCATTATCAATCCTTGGGTGTTCTACTGGATTGGCATCGTAGATAGTGTCAGAACACTACTAATCGTCATTCTAACCGTGCTTATGATCGGAGGAGCGATTATGTTCATGTGTACTATGAGCGATGCAGACGATCGTGGCTTTAAAGACAAAGATGTAGCCGAAGAAGTAAAACTCTGCATCAAGGTTGCAATTGCAACTTTTGTTGTCGCGGTTCTGGTTTGTGTGGTTCCTTCTGAAGATACCTGCTATAAGATGCTCGCCGCTGATATGTTTACGCAGGACAATATCAACAACGCCACTGAGTATGTCACTGACGTGATCGATTATGCGGTGGATAAGGTCAAAGAGTTGCAGCCGAATACGGGGGAGTAAGATGGAAAAGAAATTTCATCTTGGCGATCATATCATGCTTACTTGTAAAGGAGATCACGGCAACCCGGAATATGGATTACGGGGAATCGTGATTGATTATGATGAGAGCTGGAGCGGATTATATCCAGTTGTTCAGCTTGATGAAGATTCCTATCTTTACAATGGGGATGATAGAGAGGTTGATTGGTTCGAAGAGTCTTGGTGGACTTTAATTGGCCATCCCAACGAATGCGTTTGCGATTCTCTATTGTGAGGTAAAACGATGAAAGACAAAAAGTTCAATATCGGTGACTGCGTAAGGCTTGAGTCTCCGTGGGGTCCCGGTGATGCCAATGAGGGTGTGGAGGGAATCGTTGTCGGATATGAAGAAGATACCGATTGTCCTCAAATTCAGATCTGCGATGAATACACATGGAGTAACCCGGATTATCGCCTGATCAATTTCCTGCCTGATGATTGGTGGGCACCTGTAGAGTCAACCAGCGAATGCCGCTGCGAGTCTCTGCTTTAATTTTTTCGCCATCCAAACACACTTTACACTGTCAAATGAAAGGAGAAAACGGATGCATATCAAGTATGTGGACGGCCATTATGAAATCGTGTCGGCGGATAATGGCCAGTTCATTCAGTCGGCCGACACATGGGACGAGGCTCTTGACGATATGAAAGAGCTGCTAACAACAACGGTATAACGAGCAAACCGGCTCGTTTACATAACATTTTTTTATTATAAAGGAGATCAATATTATGAAGGCAACTGTTAAGTACAACAACGTTTTCGTCACTTCCGTTTACGACATCGAGACCCTGAAGAAGGTCAAGAAGTTCCGTCCCGAGGCTCTGGTTCTGTACAAGGGCGAGGGCAAGGAGAAGGAGCCTGTCTGCGCTATCGGTGTCAGTGGTTCTGCTTCTGCAAATGAGATGGGTGTGACCTTCGCAAAGAATTCCGTCACCACTCCCAAGGTCGCTACCATGAGCATCGAGCTGCCCAACGGCAAGACCACCGTCGAGGAGATCAACGAGTTCGTTCGTGAGAAGCTGGGTCTGGCTATCGTGAACTGCACCAAGATCGAGGAGCAGATCGCCGAGGCTATGAGCTCTATCGCTGCTGATGAGGCCGCTATGAACGCTGCTATCACCATCGAGAATGACGCTGATCCCGAGGCCGCCGCTGAGTAAGAGCGCCACTGTGGTTCCACGCCGGATGTTCCAGCGCAATACGTCCGGCATTCGTTTTAAATGATTCGTCAATCCGACGTTTCAACAATAAATTTTTCAAATTAAAAAGGAGTACATATTATGCTGAAGATCACTGTGGGTACCAACACCAACCGTAAGACTGTCATGGCTACTGAGGACACTACCCTGCGTCAGTGCCTGGAGGAGAACGATATCAACTACTCTGCTGGTCAGACTTCTCTGGATGGCTGTGTTCTGCAGCCTGGCGACATGGACAAGACCTTTGCCGATATGCACGTTACCGAGAAGGCTTATCTGGTCTGTGTTCAGAAGATGGACAACGCCCGCTAAGGAATTAACGGAGTCTGATCCTGAATCTGTTCGAGCGAATCTCGAATAAAGTCCGAATATAAATCTGTTCCGGTTACAACAGATAAGTAGCATTGCAGCCGCTGGCAGGCCGGTTAAAGTCTGCCTTATATGTGTCCAGTATCTGGGCTTTTTAAATGCAAGATATGAATTTAAGGAGGAAGTAACTATGGCATTCACTGGTTTGCTGACGAAGCTCGGCTCGAACGAATGCAACGAATTTTTCTCTGACATCAAGAGCAGGAACAAATTCGAAACCGAAGATAACACCGTCCTGACCGTTCTCCGGGCAGTGATGAACGAGGAGCGGCTGGCGACTTTTACCGCTGATCCCGAGAACAAGGGTATCATGCAGTCTCTGGTGGTCGAGAACGAGATCCGGCTCCCGGACGATGAGAAGTTGACAGCAGCCTATTACGCTGGTGAGCGTGGTCCATTCACAAAGATCAAGCTCGGTCTGTATTTCCATTTCATCCCCAACAAGAAAGCAGCCGATTACATCAAGCAGGTGAAAATGTTCGACGAGGACTACAAGAAGGCGGGCTGGGTTCGTCTTGAGGATGTCTCTCTGTATGTCGATCGCAGCGGTGACGCTCTGGTCTACCAGAACGAAACCAAGCAGGCGACCATGGTGTTCGCTCCTTCACCCAAGAGAATCCAGGTTATGCAGATGATGATGAGCTGTCTGCCTCGTCTGCTTCCGTGGGCATTCAAGGATCACCCGGCAACCAGGGATGAACTCGATCTGCTGAAGACGCTGGCTGAGCAGAAGTATGACAAGTTCAATGCAGCAATCGACAAGATCTGTGCAGCTTATGACTTCTACGGCAAGAAAGTCGAAAGCATGCTCAAGGGATTCTGCAGTCAGAACTTCACCCGCTCGATCCACGATCAGGAAGAACGTGTCCGCCGGGCAGAGAACAACGTCAACGATTATATGAGCAGCGCCCGCAATGCCATGAAGCAGGTGGACGAAGAGCAGATGAAACTTCTGGTTCTCCGGAATCGAGCTTGCAACTCTGGAGACGATGAGAAGGAGCTGGTCGATTTCTTCAAGGCGAACAAATCTCTTATCGCTCTGGATAAGTCCGGCAATCAGCTGTGGGTCGGCGTGAACTGCTATCTGAATGACTACAACGAAGATATCTTTAAGCAGTATGTCGAAAAGCAGGATAAGATGTCCAGCTACATCTACGAGGAGAGCCCGTATGATATGGATCTCACCAAGAAGCTGTTCCTGGCTATCTGGAAAGAGCACCGGTTCAATCTGCGTGTCTACTGCGAGTGGATCGTCTATGATGACTGCCGCGTCGAAGCTGTCAGAAGCAGTAATATGAATCACCGGGAAGACCTGATGAAGGATCGTTTTCCTCAGCCTCATATCGACCGGTTTACCTGTTACGGCGGCTATCGCGGTATGCTTCAGGATCTGGCTCTCCGCCGTGATTACATCGGCGTTTTGTCTACTCTGGTGACTTCTTCTTCCTATATCAACTGGACGGATTCTACGGTCGTCGAATGGATGATGGAAAAGCTGTTCGGCGATTATAGTAATCGGAAGTGCCTGGAAGATAAGGACGGCAATCTCTATACCATCAAACAGGTGGTTGAGATTCTGGAAAACGAAAGCAGAGAAACGGCATAAGGAGGTTTGAAGTATGCAGCCGGTTAAGATGAATGACGAACTGATCCAAGGGATTTTGCAGGAGTTCTATGCACAGGCTTCTGCGTTGGGCAATCTGCAGGCGGATAAGTTCTCCTTTAACAAGAATTTTTCCAAGCCTGCCAAGGACGCAGTCGAGGTGAATTTCACTCTGGAAGCTTATCACGAGATGTGTGCCCTGATCGATCACTTCAGTACCGAGGTCGCCTGGCACGGTCTGGTGAATCGCATTGATAAGACTCACTTCCAAATCACCAAGATCCTGGTTTATCCGCAGCAGGTCACGGGCGCAACAGTGAATACGGACCAGGAAAAGTATACGACCTGGCTGTATGAGCTGGACGATGAATCCTTTAATACGCTGCGGTTCCAGGGCCACAGTCATGTGAACATGAGCACTTCTCCCAGCGGTGTGGATATGCAGAATCAGTGGGATCTCATTGATACTCTGAGCTCTGAGGATTACTACGTATTTATGATCTGGAACAAGCGGCGGGAGTATAACGTCCGTGTTGTAGACATGGCGGACAATGTCATCTACAGCGGCGACGATGTCAAGGTGACGATTGGAGAGGCCGATACGAAAGGGTTTCTCGAACAGGCGGAAGCGCTCGTCCAAAAGCCGGTCACAACTACATACAGTGGCTACAACAATGGCTACAGCGGAAACTACAATGGCGCAGCTTACTCCGGCAGCTACAGCGCGGGTACAACAGCTTGTCGGGGAGGCGCGTTCGTTGGTAACACAAACACCGCAGCCGCGTCCACGAAAACAAAAGCAGAAACGAAACCGGCAGCCACGACGAACCCGGCGCTAAAAACTGTCACGGGTGGAGCTGCCCCTAAGATCGATTCAGCCAAGAGCAAGGGAAGCGAATCCAATCTGATGAAGTATTATCAGGAGAATCCGAATGACCTGATGAACAATTGGAATTCGAGCTGCTATCCCTACGCTGACGCATTTCAGGACTAAGAAAGGGAACAACAATGGATCTAAGCAAAATCGAAATGGTGTTTGACCCTGCGTCTGTTAAGGGTCGCATTCATATCATCGGCTGTGGTTCGGTCGGCTCTACTGTGGCCGAGCTACTGGCACGATATGGTCTGACCAAGTTCACTCTGTGGGATATGGACTTTGTCGAACCCAAGAATATCGTCAACCAGATGTTCTTCCAGCAGGATATCGCCCATCCCAAGGTGGAAGCTGTGGGGAACATTCTGTGCAATGTGAATCCTGATATCAAAGAGGATCTGGTTCTGATGCCCAATGGCTGGCAGGGCGAAACCGTCAAGGGTTATGTGTTCCTGGCCGTGGACAGCATCGAGATCCGCAAGCAGTTCCTGGAGAAGAACAAGTACAATCCTGAGCTGCTCGGTGTGTTCGATATCCGCACCGGCCTGTATGATGCACAGTGCTGGTCGGCCGATTGGAAGGATCGTAAGCAGATCGACAATCTGAAGAACTCTATGAACTTCACTCACGAGGAAGCAAAGGTAAGTACGCCGGTGTCTGCATGTGGCATCGTTCAGGGTGTTGCACCGACCGTTCGTTTCATCTGCTGTCTGGCGGTTACGAACTTTATCAATTTCGTGGGAGGCAACCAGCTGAAGAAGCAGATCGTTGCAACCCCGTTCATTCTGGGTGAAGAGAGCGTCATGGCGTTCTGATAAAATCGTAAATAAAAAATCGTGATGAATAGTTGTTTTTCATAAACAGCGCACTTAGGCCAAGCCAAGTGTATCGCATTGTTAAGACGAGGATGGTCCCCCTGGAGGCATCAACATTGCAAAACTGAGCTTGCACCGCCTGCCGACGGCGCTCCCACAGAGTTCGAAACGACCTTTTTGGATTGCCCAGAAGCGGTTATATAGCCAATTTCAGCATCCAATCATGATCGGGACCTCCTATAGCACGCGTTTCTAGCCTCAAGAAACTCATTTAGATCACGATGAAATCATAAAGGAGAAACAATGTACATTACATATCTGAATCCTCCTAAGACCCGGCAGATCACTTTTGATGAGATCCTCGCCGGTGTCCAGAATGTAGAAGCGCTGCACTATGGCGGCAGCAATACATCTACAATGACTGTGTGTCGCAACGATTTAACCGCAAAACTTCGCGCTATCACCAACGTCCCCGAGATGATCGAGAAGCTGACGGCCTACAACGTAAAGTATGCGGCGCTTGAATCCAGCGATATCCCGAGTCACTATTCTCACTTTGAGATTCCAAAGAAATCTGGTGGCTGGCGACCCATTGATGCGCCCGATAAAACTCTTTATGATGCACTGATGGAGCTGCGGGAATTACTGAAAAGTTTTATGATCGTAGATTATCACACAAATGCTTTCGCATATATTCCCAATCGCAGCTTTATCGATACGATCCGTAAGCATCAGGCAGGTCACAATAAAACCGTCATTGATGAGGCGACCGGCATGAAAAAGGTCGTCAATTATCAGAATCATTGGACGGTCAAGTTCGACTTCCATGGTTTCTTTCCCAGTACGACACCGGATTTTCTGCTCGGCATGATGAGTGTGATCTATCCATTTGCTCTGATTATGCGGGATGCACGTGGCCGAGATGAACTGGCAAAGGCGGTCAACCTGTGCTTCCTTCGCAACGGCCTACCGCAGGGAACTCCCATCAGTCCGTGGCTTACCAATGTGATGATGATCCCGTTTGACCACTGCATCACGCGCAAGCTGTGCTATGGCTACAAAGCAAAGGATGGCATCGATCGCGAGTTTACTTTCACACGATATGCAGATGATATTCTCATCAGCTGTTATCATCACTTTGACCCGATGGAAATTCAGCAAATTATCATTGATGCGCTGAACTTCTTCCATGCGCCATTTACTCTGAACGAAACGAAAACGCATTACGGTAACCGGCACTCCAGCAAGAACTGGTGCCTCGGCCTGATGTGGAATAAGGACAATCAGATTACAGTCGGCTGGCGCAATCTTAAAATGTTCCGTTCGGCTTTGACGAATTATATCAATGCAAAGCAACACGGCAGAACCTGGGAGCTGGAAGATCTGCAAAAGTTCAATGGCAAGCTCAACTATTATCACATGGTCGAGCCTGAGGTGATTGACGAATTGATCCGTCGCTACAATGCGAAGTTCGGCACCGATATCATTGCGATGCTCAAAGAGGATCTTCGTCCCAAAGAGGGCGTTGTTGCATAAAAATGGAGACATACACAAGGAGTGATGATCTATGATTGAAATTATGTGTCGGGATGGAAAGGTTCCGTCGAAAGAGCTCGAAAAGGTCGCGGATATGATCTACTATTCCACTGGCATCGAAACAGAGGTGGTCTACGAAGAGGATCGGCGAGCCCTGGTGTTCTGGGGTCCTGAGGATGTCAAAGAGATCGTGGAAAGTTTGAATCTGAAATCGATCAACACAGACGATACCAATTTCTGCGATACCATTGTGGCCGCCGCAGAGCCGCGTATTCACCAGGCAATGCTGGAAGCCGGCAGAGATGTCCTGTTTGATGAAGTCTGTGAAACGGCTGCATCCATGGGCGAACAAATCGAATTCGATGAGCCCAATCAGTAATCAGTAAATAAAAAAATCACTTTGCATATCGTTCCAAAAGAGCGAGCATCACGCCCAAGGCGGATGTTAAGAAGAATACCACAGCAATCGGCCGCTGCACTCCGCCATAGGCCCCTGATCGTGCAGCTGGCCTCAGCCAATCCTTGTCAAGAAACACTCGTCCTTCGATCCGGGACGAAAGTCACGCGCCAGGTCGCGTGACAGAAGTCCCTGATCGTGCGTCCTCCCGTTTCCAGAGCATCGGATTTAGAAAGTGATTTTGATAAAAAAAAGAAAATGAGGTAGAAATATGGAATTGATGTATAAGCCCGGAGATAAAGTAATGGTTCGCCCGGATCTGAACTGCAGTGAAATTTATCGTATGAGGTCAGGTCGCCACAATGGGGACAATACCTACTACGGTGTTGTTGATCAAATGGCGGATCAGGCTGGAAAGGTTTTTACGATTCAGGGTCCTCGCGATGGGGAACGTGGGTACACTCTGAACGAGATCGGTTATGGCTGGACCGACGAGATGTTTATTTCTATCAATGAGTGTTGCTGTGATAGCCTTCTGTGAGGTGAACTATGAAATACAGATACGATGTCGGTGACGCAGTGGTCGTAAAGCGAGATCTCAGAAAGAATTGCAGCTACTTTATGATGTCCGGCCCCAATCCAAAAACATACAACACTGTTGTCGACGAAATGAAAGAGCTCGAAGGCAAGACCGTTCATATCGCAGAACATCTTGATGGTCAATACTTCATTGAAGAAGACAATAAATCATATGCCTGGACGGATCAGATGTTCCTGACGCAGGACAAATACAGCGCTGCTTGTGTTTGCGAAAGTTTACTATGATTGGAATGATTTGAAAATGCAGAATCCATGCCATTATTGTGTGGCTCCCAAGCGTTATCCCGGGTGTCACGATCACTGTCAGGAGCGCCAGCAGTACGTCGAAACTGAGCTGACACAGCAGCACCAATACAAAGAAAAGTGCCGCATGATCAACTATTTCGATAACGAGCTATACACTTATAACCTGCGTTACAGAGCAAAACATCAACACAGATATTGATTTACATAGAAAGGATGAAGATCAATGGCAGAACCGGCACGTAAGCGTAAGGATCGCGTGGTTCAGTTCCCGCAGCAGCCTGGTTCCGAAGCTCACATCACCATGAGCGAAGCCGAGCTGAAGGAAATGATTTGGGACATCGTGGCTGCCGCTCGCAAGAAAAAGCACAAGACAAAGCCAACCAACAGCCTTTATACAAAGGATGGCCGCATCAAACCTTCGCCTGCTGATCCGATTCGTTCCAAAGAGGATTTCCAGAAACTGGCGAATTATCTCGCTTCCAACGGCGACCCTAAGTTTCGTCTGCGCAACAAGGCGATTTTCGTGTTCGGGTGCAGTCTGGGCATTCGTTGTGGCGATCTTCTCAGTCTGAAAACGGCCGATGTTTACGAACAGGATGGCAGCGTGAAAGAGCATGTCGAACTGATCGAAGAAAAGACTCGTAAGCGCAATGTGTGCAAGATCCCCAAGATGGCAGCTGACATTTTGGAAGATTATTTCGATGAACAGGATTTCGAGATCAGTCAATCTGATTATCTGTTTCGCAGTCGCAAGGGTGGCCCTCTGACAGTGCGCGGATTTTATCGGATCTTGAAAGAAGCAGGGAAGGCGTGTGAGCTGGATATCGATCTGTCCACTCATACCATGCGCAAAACCTATGCAATGGCTGCACTTCAGACAGCGAAAAAGGCTGGTACATCTGGGCAAACGATCGAGATGCTTCAAGAAAAGTTTAAGCATAGCAGCCAGCGTGTCACGATGCATTATGTCAAGGCCGACCAGGATAAGATGGACGAAATGTCTGATCGTGTGTCGGACTGGTTTGATGATGGAGGAACAGAATGACTGATTACATGTATCACCCTGGCGACAGAGTCCGCGTTCGGCTTGATCTCTCGGAAGATGAAGATTATAAAATGCTGTCTGGCGAAAACAAAGGCCAACGTTGGATGATTTTTGACTGGATGAAAAAATACGCAGGACAAGAGATCGTCATTGAAAAGATCAGATCAGATTCTGGTGTTTACAAAGCACAAGGAATCGATGGCTGCATCTGGTCTGATGAAATGTTTGAGCCGCTTGTCGTGGACGAGTGCGTTTGCGATTCACTGCTGTAATGGAATGGAGGAAGTAGAGCGATGTCAAGATATTATCAGTACAAAAACGGGGAGGAAGTGTTTGTTCGGCCTGATTTGGAGCGCGGTGTTCAGTATTATATGCGTTCCGGTTACCGAGCAAATGATGTCAGTGCCACCCTTACTTATTCTCAAGCGCAGCGGCTTGGCACTGTGGTTCATATTGCCGGCAAACGCAATGGCCGCTATTACATCGACGAAGATTATGGGTGCGATCGGTGGACGGACGAGATGTTCGCAGCACCCAACGAATGTATCTGTACGCCGCTGCTGTGAGGTGAATCATGGAAGGAAAATACCTGTATGAAATTGGTGACCTCGTAAAAGTTCGCGACGATATTGATCGAAACATGCAGTATCGTATGCGTTCCGGTCCCAAAGCTGGATGCGAACCCGGGACTGTATATCATATCGGAAAATATAAGGGGTCAGTCCACAAAATCATTTCTTATGAGCTGGGTTATTACAAAATCGATAATGACCCTGATCATCTGTGCTGGTCTGATGAAATGTTTGAGCCGATGTCGGTAAACGAATGCTGCTGCGAATCTTTGTTGTGAGGTGAATGTGATGGTGATGGATAGTTTATTGTATCAGCCGGGTGATCTGGTAACGATCCGTTCGGATTTGGTTGGCGACCGCCATTATCCTGTTTTGTATGGCCCTTCAGCGGGTGGGCAAGGTCTTTTCTGTAACGACGATATGGTTAAGTATGGTGGCAAAACCTATGAGATCGAGGATTACGCCGATGATGGTGATTTCTATACGCTAAGGGGAATCCCATGGCTATGGACTGAGTCGATGTTTGAAAGTCCGACCGAATGCATTTGTGACAGTTTACTGTAATTTAAAAGGAGAATGAAAACAATGTCTAATTTTAAGGAATTTCGTGCGCTGCTGCAGGACCACTTCAATGAGATGGTGAAGGGCGAGAATCCACTGTTTATCACCGATGCAGACGAGGACGAACTGTACAATCTGTATCTTGACAGCTTCCCGGCCGGCACGAATGAGTTGTTCCGTAAGCGGCGTGAGTATGATTGCTCCTGCTGCCGTCGTTTTGTGAAGAATATCGGCAAGCTGGTGGCGTTTGATAAGAATTATAATTTGATTTCCATCTGGGATTTCAATGCAAAGTCTGCCAAGTACCAGCCAGTTGTTGATGCGCTGGCCGCCTATGTAAAAAGCCGCGCCATTGTGAATCCGTACTTTATCAGCCGCAATATGATCGGTTCTGGCAATATGTTCGGCACCGAGATGAACTACGAGTACGATGAAAACCACAAGGAAGTACATACCTGGGATCATTTCGCAGTCAATATTCCGCAGCGATTCATTACCAGCGGAGATGACGTAGCTACCAAGATGGCTCAGTGGCGTGACTCCGCAAATGTGTTCAAGCGTTCTCTGGAGGAGTTGACCATGGATGCCGTGGACACCGTGCTTGAGCTGATTGCTCAAAATAGTCTGTATCGCGGCAAGGAGTTTGAGCGGTCTGTAAAGGAGTTTAAGCACGATAAGATTGATTATGACAAACTGTCTGTTAATGAAAAGCTTGCCTTTGTATGGCTTGCCCCTACGTATGCTACGGCGGCGCAGCTTCGCATTCGTAACACCGCTATCGGCACCCTTCTTATCAATTTGAGCGAAGGTATGGACGTGGATGCTGCTGTGACTGCTTTTGAGAAGGTGGTTGCTCCTGCAAACTATAAGCGTCCCAAGGCGATTTTCACCAAGAAGATGCTGGAAGACGCACAGAAAACCGTCACTGAGCTGGGCTATATGAACAGTCTGGCTCGTCGGTTCGCCACTCTGGATGACATCACCGCCAACAACATCCTGTTCTGTAACCGTGATGCTGCTCCTCGGGTGATGGGCGCTGCGAATCCGTTTGATGCAATGGCGAAATCTCTGGGTACTGATCCCAAGAAGTTCGGCCGCGCAGAAGAAATCGGCATCGAAAAGTTTGTCAAAGAAGTTCTGCCTACTGCGGCAGGTCTGGAATTGTTCATGGAGAATCGCTTCTCGAAGAACATGGTATCTCTGATTGCGCCACAGGATAAGAGTGCGCCAAGCATGTTCAAGTGGCCCAATGGTTTCAGCTGGGCGTATACCGGCAATATGGCAGACAGCGATATTCGCGAAAACGTTAAGGCTGCTGGCGGTAAGGTGGATGGCGTGCTGCGTTTCTCGATTCAGTGGAACGATGTGCCGGGTGAATGGGATGAAAACGATGAAGATGCTCATTGCATTGAACCAGATAAGAATCACATCTATTATGTCCGTAAGTGGAATTCTCGTACTGATGGCCGCCTGGATGTGGATATCACTCATCCTTCGCGGGATAAGGTTGCTGTCGAGAACATTACCTGGCCTGACATTAAGAAGATGAAAGAAGGCGAATACAGCTTCTATGTGAATTGTTTTGCTAGTCGTGGCGGTAAAACTGGTTTCCGTGCTGAGATCGAGTTCGATGGAAACATCTACTCTTTCAACTACGATAAGCCGCTGCATGGTGGTCAGAATGTCGCCGTGGCAAAAGTCACGCTGAAGGATGGTAAGTTCTCTATCAAGGAACTGCTGCCCAGTTCTACCAGTACCCGCGAGATCTGGGGTGTGAATTCCAATCAGTTTGTACCTGTGTCTGTGGCGATGTACTCTCCGAACTACTGGGACGAGCAGACCGGCAACGGCAACCGTCACTACTTCTTTATGCTCAAGGATTGCGTCAACCCGGAAAAGCCCAATGGTTTCTACAATGAATTCCTGAAGGCAGACCTGCTGCAGCATAAGCGTGTGTTTGAGGCACTGGGCTCTCAGATGGCAGTTCAGTCCGTGGATGACCAGCTGTCCGGTGTTGGCTTCTCTGAGACCCAGCACAACAGCTTCATCGTCAAGGTACAGGGAGCAACCGAGCGTGTTCTGAAAGTGGTGATTTGATGGACTATCTTTATAAACCTGGAGATAAGGTCAGACTAATTGATCATTTTGTTAAAGAACGCGAATATCGTATGGTGTCTGGACCGGGTTATGGGTGTACTACAACCGTAAAATGGACTTACGAAGAACGTTCAAGACTCGCTGGCTCTATTGTTACGATTGCCGAATATTATAAAAGCGGACGTTATCGGATCAAAGAAACTGGTGGCCGTATGTGTTGGACTGATGAGATGTTCGTCGGCTTAGCTGACGAAAGTGAGTGCTACTGCGAATCTCTACTGTGAGGTGCTAAATGGACTATCTTTATAAGCCGGGCGATCGTGTCGTGGTGATCAATGAAATTCGAGAAAGCGGAGATTACTACATGCGCTCTGGGAGTCAGTTCCCGCTTGCTAATGTGATCTGCGTGAGCGAAAGTACGATTCGCGCACGAAAAGCTTTGGAGGGAACGGTTGTCACGATTCTTGAGTATTGCCGCAATCGATATATCATCAAAGAAACGGATCGGAAAATCTTGTGGACAGACGATATGTTCGTTGGTCTGGCGAACGAAAAAGAGTGTTGCTGTGAATCTCTGCTATGAGGTGTTAAATGGAGTATCGATATAAAATAGGCGACGCTGTTTTAGTTCGAGATGATCTTAAGTATGGTGCCTTTTACGATATGCGGTCTGGTCCTTATCCAAAAGCCAACAGTAACATTGTGACATTGGATATGTCGGAACTTCATGGGCAGTTGGTTCATATTAAAGATTATTCTTCTAACGGGCACTATATCGTAGAAGAAACATATGATTTTAGATGGACTGATGACATGTTTTCTGGTTTGGCAAACAATGAGTGCTGCTGCGAATCTCTGTTATAAGGAGGCACAAGTTGCAAGATACAAAATATCATGTAGGCGATGTCGTTATTGTCCGCCAGGATATAAATTTTAGAAAATGTTATTGGATGCGATCAGGTGGAAAAGAAAACGCTCCTTGGAGGAACGTTGTTTCAGATGTTGTAACTGAAGACATGATAGAGCTTTGTGGACAGACTATCGAAATCGAAGAAATAGTCGATACGGTCGATGGTAAAAAATACAAAGCAAGAGGTCGCTACTGGACAGACGACATGTTTTCTGACCAAATCGGCAACGAATGCTACTGTGAATCGCTTTTGTAAATCTGAAAGGAGAAATTATCATGGAAAAGAATCTGTTTGAAATCGCAACTCGTAATCGCTATCGCTTTAACTACAAGGGTGTTATGACCGTAGAGGATCTGTGGAGTCTGCGGGTCGAGGATCTGGATGCCATCTTCAAGATGCTGAACCGTCAGAAGAAGACCGCCGACGAGGATTCTCTGCTGGCCACTAAGAGCGCCGAGGATCAGGATCTGGCCAATAAGATCGATATCGTCAGATACATCGTGTCTGTCAAGCTGGCTGAGGCAGCGGATCGTGTGTCTGCCGCCGAAAAGAAGGCACAGCGCGATAAGATTCTGGAGATCGTGGCAAAGAAAAAGGATAAGGCGCTGGAAGACATGGGCATCGAGGATCTGATGAAGAAGCTGGAAGAGCTGAACTGAGAAGGGAAGTATCAAACATGAAAGTTGTTGAAAGCGCAAGCAATCTGTTCCTGTATGGCGACGATATGAAGGCGTATGACAAGATCCCGGCGGGTACCTATGATATCCACTGTTCTGAGATGACCGGTTTCTATCTGTCCCGCCGCCCCGATATGGTCATCAACGAAAAGGTGTATGGTGTCCAGAGTGGCAAGGTTGCCAAAGTGCTGAATTCATTCAAAGTGTTCAATCGCAACCTGGGTGTCATCCTCAGCGGCAACAAAGGCATCGGCAAATCTCTGACCGCTAAGATGATTGCAATCGAGGCCGTCAAGCAGGGCTATCCTGTCATTCTGGCTAACCGCTATATCGGCGGTATCGCCAATTTCATTGAATCCATCGATCAGGAAGTTATGATTCTGTTTGACGAGTTTGATAAGACATTCAAGGCCAGGGATAATGAAAGTCCGCAGGATACGATGCTGAGTCTGTTCGATGGCACCAGCGCGGGCAAAAAGCTCTTCGTTGTCACCTGTAACCAGCTCAATGGTCTGAACGATTATCTGGTCAACCGTCCCGGCCGCTTCCACTATCACTTCCGCTTCGATTACCCGGGCGCTGATGAGGTCGAAACCTACCTCAAGGATAAGCTCGAAGAGAAGTATTACGATCAGATCCCAGCTGTGGTCGATTTTTCTGGCAAGATCGATCTGAACTATGACTGCCTGCGGTCTATCGCCTTTGAATTGAATCTGGGCACTCCATTCGCAGAGGCCATCAAGGATCTGAATATCATCAATATGAACGAGACCAGCTACAAGCTCACTGTTATCTTCAAGGATGGTTACCGTGCGTCCTGCACCAAGCGTTTTGATATGTTCAATGGCGCACAGCGTATCTGTTTTGATGTCAAGCTGAAAGATGGCTACTGGCCTGATTGCTACATCAACACCGAGGATATCCAGTATAACCCCGCCAACGGTGAGCAGTTCATTGATGGCAAGAAGGTTGATGTGATCAATCCGTATTCCAAGAGCGATGACGATGAAAAGGATCGCTATGAAGCTTTTGAAAAGGACAATGGTGTGGTCAAAGTCATCATCTCTCGTACTCGTGAAAGAGACATTCACTACATGGTCTAAGGAGGCTCAATATGGTCAAAGCAAATCATTATAAAATCGGTTCTTTTCCTGACGGCACTCCGCTGATCAAGAAGGATCTGACCATCAATTATCTCAACGTGATCAGTATCGTCTGGACATTTGAATCCATGGCTGAGCTTCCCACGGTCATTATGATCGCAAAGGATGCAAAGGATAACGGTGCAGAAGTCGAGCTGTTTATGCCGTATATCCCGAACGCTCGTATGGATCGCGCCTATCACGACGAAGATGTGTTCACCCTCAAGTGGTTCGCTGACGAGATCAATCGGTGCGGATTCAGCTGCGTTACCGTGTTTGACCCTCACAGTGATGTGGCCCCCGCACTGATCGATCGGTGCGAAGTACATACTCCGATTCGTGAGATTTGTCAGGCAATCGAAGAAAGTAAGCCTGATGTGATCTACTTCCCGGATGCCGGCGCAATGAAACGATATGAAGAAACTGTTCACTGGGCACTGGAGCGAGTCAAGTGCAACGCCTATATCATCCATGGTGATAAAAAGCGGGACTGGGCAACAGGCAAAATTCTCGGTCTGGATGTTGTTGGTGAAGTGAAGCCTGGTGAAAAGGTTCTGATGATCGATGATATCTGTTCTTACGGCGGTACCATGTTCTATTCGGCCAAGAAGCTGAAGGAACTGGGTGCTGGTGATATCGATATGTATGTCAGCCATTGCGAAAACAGCATTCTGGATTCTGAGCGTGGCCATCTGTTTGATGATCCGGAACTGATTCATATGGTCTATACCACAGACAGTATCTTTACCGGCCATCACGATAAGATCACTGTTTTTGAACACAAGTGGGACGAGGACTGATATGGAAGTTTGGGCATTAGATATTCATTTTAATACGGATGGAGATTTTGGTTGGCGGCTTGCTCCGGTTGCAATGACCTATAATGCCAACAATCAATTTTACAGGCTGAGTGTAGTTCGAGAAGTTAAAAACGATGTCGAAAAACGTCAAGTGATTGCCGAATTTAATTGGATTTTGGAACAGCTGATTAAAAATCTTTATACCACCAGAGAGTACGTTTCCGACTACGTTGAAGAAATGCTAAATGACTCTCTTGACGAAGAGTGGAAAGAAGATTTCTATCATGAACTGTCTGGCAACTACGATGGTTCCTATGTTCAATTCCGAATTCATACGTCAAAAGATAAAATGTCTTTCAAGATTAACTGCACAAGAGAAGAATACGAAAAAATTCAAAAGAAGTATGGAGACTGCCTTGGAATCGATGGGAGGCAGGTTGTAAAAGAATTATTGAAGGGCTAAATATGAAGTATGCAAAAGGTGAGATCCTTAGTGCATATCAGCGCTTGACGAAAAGTATCAAATATGGAGATGCATACTGGTCTGAAAAAGCAATGATAAGTGATGTTCTGAGTGATTACTTCAATCGAATCGAGAGCAAGAAAGTTGTAATCGATCCAAAGTATGAAAGCTACAGATGCCCAAAGTGCAATACAACGTTAATTGGTCAATATGATCACTATTGCGGACAATGTGGTCAGAAATTGGACTGGAGGATTTGAAATGATCAATATCAACCCGATGCTGCTGTGTGATTTCTACAAGACAACCCACAGTAAGCAGTTTCCGGCCGGCACTACCAAGCTGGTCAGTTATTTTACTCCACGCATGAGCCGACTGGATGGCGTGGATGAAGTCGTTGTGTTCGGCATTCAGGCGTTCTGCAAGGATTATCTGGTACGATATTTCAACGACAATTTCTTCGACGAACCAAAGTGTATTGTAGTTCCTCAGTACAAGCGTGTCCTGGATGCGACCATTAGTAAGGATGCTTACGATCTGAGCAAGATTGCAGCGCTACATGATCTGGGATATCTTCCTGTTGAAATCAAGGCACTGCCAGAAGGTACTCGTTGCCCCATCCATGTGCCGTTTCTGGAGATGAGCAATACGCATCCTGATTTCGCATGGGTTCCGCAGTTCCTCGAATCTTTTATAAGTTCTGAGCTGTGGCATCCAATGATTTCTGCAACGGTCGGAACTCTGTATCGCGATATTGTGGACAAGTATTACGATGAAACCGTTGAGGATGGCGTGCCTCATGCTCGTGCTTTGGGTGATTTCAGTTTCCGTGGTCAGGAGTGTATGCAGTCGGCAGTTAAGTCAAGCGCCGGGTGGTGTCTGAGTTTTCTGAATACGGCTACTGTCCCTGCGATTCCGTATCTGGAAGAAATGTATCGCTGCAATTGCGAAGAAGAGCCCGTTGCGTTTGGCGCTGTCAGTACCGAGCATAGTGTAATGTGTTCTAACTTCGCTGTCGATGGCGACGAGATCACTTTCATCCGCCGGGCGCTGACGGAGCTGTATCCCAATATGAGCTTCAGTATGGTGTCTGACTCCTATGATTACTGGAATCTGGTCGATAATATCCTGCCGCAGCTCAAGGATGAAATCATGGCTCATAATGGTACGCTGCTGATCCGTGGCGACTCTGGCGACCCGGTCGAAATCGTCACGCAGACGGTCTATCATCTGTGGGATATCTTCGGCGGCACAGTCAACAGTAAGGGCTACAAGGTGCTCGATCCTCATGTGAAGGCTCTGTACGGCGATTCCATCACTGTGCAGCGCTGCGAAAAGATTTATGCCGAACTCAAAGCACACGGTTTCGCCTGCAACAATGTCAGCCTTGGCGTTGGCTCTTTCTCTATGCAGTGCATCGAGCAGAATGGTCAGTTGAAACCGTTCACCCGCGATACGTTCGGCATGGCTGTCAAGGCAACTTATGGCGTGGTCAATGGTAAGGAGATTCAGATCTTCAAGGACCCCAAGACCGACACTGATCACTTTAAGAAGAGCCTGAAGGGTATGTGCTATGTCACTAAGGATGTAAACGACGAGCTGGTTTATGTCGATGGACTGATGGATCATGCCGCTCATTCGGATGGTAACCTGTTGCAAACCGTATTCCGTAATGGCGATATGGTCAAGGAGTACAGTTTGAAGGAAGTCCGCGACCGGCTGTGGGAAGGTGAATTCTGATGGAGAAGCCGATTCTTCAGTTTTGGAGTAATCAAAGACTTATCTGGAAAGGTGAGCGGAAAGATGCTGTGAAGCTGATTAAGGCAGGAGCGTTTGACAATCTGAATGTGATGGTATGGACGCAGGACCTTGAGAATTTTAATCTGCACAGTCAACGAGGAGCACAATATTTTGGAATCAAAGAGCTAAATCGGAGGTGAAATATGGCTGTTGTAATCAAAGAAGGCAATGTGTTTGATTCTGACGCTAAGATCATCTGTCATCAGGTGAATTGTCAGGGCGTTATGGGGTCAGGTGTTGCCAAAGAAGTTCGTAAGCGGTATCCAAAGGTGTACGAGGAATATCACATTTACTGCGAAAGCAACAAGGATTGTCCTGAACGAATGCTGGGTGTCGCTCAGATGGTTCCAGTTGATGAAAAAGGTTCTCGATGGATCGTCAATTGCTTCGGTCAGAACGGTTATGGATATGACGGAAAGCAGTACACGTCTGTTGGCGCACTGTTTGAAGCATTCAAAGAAGTGGCCAAAATCGCCAAGGCATCAGGAGTCAAAGTGGCTATGCCGTATGGGATCGGCTGTGTTCGTGGCGGTGCAAAATGGCTGCTTGTGAAAGAAATCATCGATTTTACATTTAAAGACGTTGACGTGGAACTGTGGAGATTGGAGGGTAAATAATATGCGCAAGTATGAATTTGACGCAGCAAAAACCAAGGATGAAATCGTCGAGTGGATTCGGAACTATTTCCGCAAGAATGGTCCTGATTGCAATGCGGTGATCGGCATCTCTGGTGGCAAGGATTCCAGTATCGTGGCTGCTTTGTGCTGTGAAGCGCTGGGCAATGGCCGTGTAATCGGTGTTTTGATGCCCCAGGGCGCTCAGAGCGATATCGATGTGGCACGGGAACTGGTCGCTCATCTGGGAATCAAGTCCTTCGAGATCAATATCGCAGAGACTGTGAATGCGCTGCTGGCCAATGGGCGGACGGCTGGTCTGTGCGATTCCAAGCAGGCTCGTGTGAATCTGCCGGCACGAATTCGTATGGCGACTCTGTTCATGGTGTCTCAGAGTATGAATGGGCGAGTGGCTAACACGTGTAACTATTCGGAGGACTATGTCGGTTGGGCTACGCTATTTGGTGATGGCGCGGGTCAGTTCAGTCCTCTCGGTAAGCTGACCGTCACCGAAGTTAAGGCGATTGGTCGTGAGCTTGGTCTTCCGGAAAAGTTTATCGAGAAAGCGCCCGCAGATGGTCTGACTGGCAAAACCGACGAGGACAATTTCGGCTTTACCTACGACTTCCTTGACAAGTACATTCGCACTGGTGATTTCGGCGGTGACACTGCAACTGCAGCCAAGATCGATCGAATGCACGATGCGAACGCATTCAAACTGTTGCCGATGCCTGTGTATAAATCTAATTTTTACAAGGTTGAGTGGTAAGGGAGAGTTTTTATGGGAAAAGAAAAAGTTGATGTTCTGATCGTTGTCGATATGCAGAACGATTTTGTCACCGGTCCGCTGGGTACTCCTGAAGCGCAGGCCATTGTGCCGAAGGTTGTGGAGAAGATCAAGAACTGGAAGGGTGAAATTCTGTATACGCAGGATACGCATTATGACAACTACCTCGAAACTCAGGAAGGTAAACATCTTCCTGTAAAACATTGTATCGAACATACGAGGGGCTGGTTATTTGTTGATGAAATCGAACACGATCTTTTGCCGGAAATGAAAGATCCACAAGCAAAAATTTATGAAAAGAGAACTTTCGGTTCGACATTGCTAATGGAAGATTTATGCGACTCTCATTTCTCTACAATTGGAGGAATGGCAGATTTTAAGATCAATTCCATTACTCTGGTCGGCCTCTGCACGGATATCTGCGTCATTTCGAACGCGCTTCTGCTTAAGGCAGCACTACCTGAGGTTCCTATCATTGTGGATGCAAGTTGCTGTGCCGGTGTGACTCCTGAGTCCCACAAGAATGCGCTGGCAGCTATGAAGATGTGCCAGATCGAGATCGTGAACGAGGAATAAAATGCACTACGTTAATAGTGATATTATTTTGGACGCTGACGAAGCAAGACGGTTTCAGTATCTTCTAAGGCATCCAAACGTAGAGGAAATACAAAGGAAGTTAAAGGCTTGTAACGATGCTCTCGCTGAAATGAATTATCGAGAGAACGAAGACGGGACTGCTTCTTTTGATATTGATCTTGAGGTGTAAACCATGGAAGAGATTATTATTTTCGGTTAACGTCCGGATGCCAGGTGATTAGCGGTACTGGGGCAGACATAACCGCCGCCAGAATAATTTAGTTGGAGGTGTGCAATATGTTTTTACTTATCAATATTTATGAAAGCGAAACAACTTCGGCTTATGTCGCCAATGTGAATCAGTTTGAAAGTTTCGATGCAGCGCAAAAAGAAATGCAGAAATGCGTTCAACGCGCGTATTGGAATTACTATAAAACATGGAAAGATGACAACGAAGAAGAGGATCGTGAACCACACGTAGATGGAGACGGTACAACAATGTTTGTTGTTGGTTATGACTATAAGGATATTTGGCAGATTTATCATTTATAAAAGAGGTGTAATTATGGCCAGTAAAGGTCGATATTGCTGAATTGAAAGGAGAATGGGTATGAACAAAGAAATCGAAAAGAAGCAGGACGAACTCAAAGGCGAGATTTATGAAGACTTGAAAAAATATCTGACGTGGGATGATTATATCAAACTCACCCAATGGCTGAACGAACATGAGTTTTGGTTGGCTCCTGCGTCTACAAAATATCATGGCGCGCATTCTTGTGGTCTTGCTGAACATAGTATCGCCGTTGCCAAAAATCTGGTCTCTTTAACAGAAAAGCTCGGTCTAAAATGGGCCAATCCACGCTCTCCGTATCTAATTGGGCTGCTGCATGACGTTTGCAAAACAGATCAGTATCTTTTTATTCCGGATAAAGGAACATATGAGTATCTGAATGACTCTATTTTCAGTCATCATGGCGAAAAATCTATCTGTATGCTGGCGAGTGTTATCACCCTGACAGAAGAAGAAGTCGCGTGTATTCGATGGCATATGGGGGCATATGAGACAGATACGAACGAATGGAAATATTATGGCCGAGCTATTAGCCAGTATCAGAATGTGCTGTGGACTCACACAGCAGATATGATGGCCAGTCATATTGCTGGTGTATAAGGAGGAATTATAATGTCGCCATGTTTGATGTGCGCAGAAAAGAACTGTCACAACTGTCCATGTGCGATCTGTGAGGTCGTCAATGGCAAGCTGCAGGATAATTTTGTAATGCAGACAGCAATGAAGAATAAAGCGGACTGCAAGAAATTCATGGCGCGTCTTTCAGTAGAGCTTCAGCAAATCGACCAGATGAAATCCAAGAGCTGGACGGATAAAAACAACTGGCGCGGGTTCCCGGCGGGCTGGTTCAAGCATGATGATCTGGTTTCGTGGTTGCTCTGTCATTGTTAAAAGGAGATGGCAAGATGGGATACACAGTATATATTACAGCAAATCGCTATTACGAAGTACATATCAAGGATGCAAAAGATACAGACGATGCAATGCAGCAGGCTCTGGCAAAGTATGATAATGGAGAGCTCGAAAGCTATGAGGACGAGTTTGAATCGGCGTTCGCAGAATCGGAGGATGATTGATTGGCAAGCAAGTGGCAAACCTGTCGGCTATCAGAAACTCAGGATCGTCGGGTGAAGTTAACCAAGGCCAAAAAGGAAGAAATCGCCCGTAAGTTTGAAACCGGCGAATACTCACTCCGGGGTCTGGCGCGGGAGTACAATGTCTCGCACAAAACGATTTCGCTCATTGTCGATCAGCGGGCAAAACGAAAGAACGACGAATACAACAGAACACACTGGATGTATTATCGTCCGGATGCAGAAACAATGCGGGAAGCGCACCGAAGATCAAAAGAATATAAAAAGCGACTGTACGAAAGAGGAGAGTTGAAATAATGGGACAGCGGTTGGTTATTACGGTCCATGCGTTTGATGAGGATATCGCCACGATCTATTATCACTGGTCTGCATATACAACCAGCGCACTGGACGAAGCTCAGAAGATCCTTAAAAATGTCAAATGGGAAGATACTACGTCAAAGGGCGAATTGATCCTGCGTATCGTTCGTTTCATGGAGTCCAATGGAGGCTGTATCGATTTTGAGGATAAGCCGGAGTTCAATAAGCGTTTCCCGAATGTTGAGTTTAAGGACGATGGCTCCCGCAACGATGGTCTTGTTGCAATCTCTGAGCAGGTAATGGACAAGCAAAAATACTGGTCTGAGGGCGATTTGATCATTGATTTTGATAACGAAATGATTTGTAACTCGGTTTTCTGGTGGTATGATTCGGACGAATCTCTGCGGGATGAACTTGGCGAGGATTGCGATATTGATTTTGACACTATTCCGGAGCTCAAGATCAATCCTGGCGAATTCTCGTTCGATGATCTTACATATATGATCAAGACGTTTACAGATGGCTATAGCTATCATCGCTATCGTGGGGAAATCTGGGAAAGTATTGATGGATGAGTGAGGTGATAAAAAATGACACGAGAGGAATTGCAGTTGATCATTGCAAGCGAACCGTATAATTTTCTGCGCACCAATCCGAATTTGGGCAAGCAAGTGATGTTTTTGACCATTGGCGGCAGCCACGCCTATGGAACGAATGTGGAAGGGTCAGACGTTGACATTCGCGGTGTAGCGCTTAACACAGAACATGAACTACTTGGCATGGACACGTTCGATCACTGGGTCGATGAAACTACTGATACAACGGTATTCAGCTTCAATAAAGCAGTCAAGCTAATGTGCAGCGGTAATCCGAACATGCTGGAGCAGCTTGGAAATGCTGACGATCTTGTCATCAGCTATCATCCGGCCACAAAGCTTTTGATGGATAATAAGAAGTTGTTCCTATCCAGACAGGTCGTGTATTCGTTTGGTGGCTTTGCAGGTAAATTGTTCAAGAAGGCAGTCACTTTGGGCGAATGGTGTAATCAACACCCAGAAGATCAGATCACAAAGAAGCGAATGAACAAAACCATTATGAATATGATTCGTCTTTACCTTATGGTCTTTGATATTCTGGAAAAGGGTGAGATCATTACGAATCGGGCGGAGAACCACGACCTGTTGATGATGGCTCGAAACGGTGAATTCCAGGCTACCAACGGTTATATCAAGCACGATGTAAAAGATTTCCACAAAGAATATGAAAAGCGCCTGCAGTACGATAAGGCGAACACTGCTTTGCCGGACACCATCGATAGAAACCGTGTCAACGAGTTAGTTATGACTATCAATCGAATGGCACTAGAAATGACTTAATGTCCGATTTATGGGACTGGTATTGTAGTATTATAATAAGGAAGGAGTATACCCTCCACGGATGAGGGTATGAAAATTGAATATGTTAAAGCTGTCAGTGTCGAACGCAAACAGCAAGATGGGGAGTATCAAGTCGATCTCGATGCCCCGTATCAAAACCTGTGCTCCAGGCGTTCCGTGCGCAAAAACGTGCTATGTCAGTCACTTCGACTGGCGAACCACAGTACGAAACGCCTATGACAACAATTTGAATCTGTGGTTAACAGACCCTGACGGCTTTGAAGTCCAAGCGACTGCAGCTGCTTATGGGTCTTTTTATTTTCGGTGGCATGTCAGTGGAGATATCGTGGATGAACGATATTTCGATATGATGTGCCGCATCGCAACTAGACTCCCTCGCACCCAGTTTCTCGCATTCACCAAGAAATACGATCTGGTTAACACATTTGTGAAAGCTGGCGGTACGATTCCCAGAAATTTACATATTCTCTTTTCATCCTGGCCTGGCTATAATGTAAATAACCCCTATAATCTTCCAGTTGCTTATGTGGCATTTAAAGATGGATATTGTGAAGCGCCAGCAGATGCATATGAGTGCTCTGGCCATTGCGAGGATTGTGCTTACGCTGGTAAAAACTGCTGGGTTATGGGGCGAGGCCAGTCCATTGTTTTAAAAGAGCATTAAGGATTTTATAGACCCCTATTATAATAATGTAGGAAGGATGATATAAATGGCGTATGTTCTTACCAACGGACACACCTATATCACAAAAAAGCCGAATGGCAAATTCACAACAACATACGATTCAAGCCTGGCGTCGCAGTATGATGCAGAAAGCAAAGCCTGGAACGTATTGAATTGTTTGCCGCGTACATATAAAGAAGCCGGGTATCTCCCAAAGAAAATCGAAGTCAAGGAAGCATCGGAACAGTTAAAAGAGCTGGCCGCTCCCGCACAGCCAGAACGAAAGCGGTTCGATCCTGTATCTTATCCCATCGAAGATTCAGAGTGGATGACTGATTTTAAAAAGAGTCTCAAAATTGTCGATAAAACTCTCAGCAGCTTAAAGCCGATGTATGCAAACCTCTATTCTGATCTGACTCGGGCAACAGATGAGATCGATGATCTGGAGCACGCCATTGAACTCGTTAAGGCAAACGCAGTCCAGCGCTGCTTTCTGGAGAACGAACTAAAGAAGGCGCGTAAGATCCGCCGCGAGTGCAAGGATGCGATGAGTCTGATCGAAATGGTGCTGAAGTTCAATCTGGATGACTGGGGAACCGGCAAGGTGCAGTCTGAAATCGTTCGTCTGGAAACTCGGTGTTATACACCGAAGGTCCGTGATGATATTTTTGTTTAAGGAGTGATTTATTATGAGTGGAGCAGTATCGTTTGTTTTAGGTCTACTGGGGCTGGGAGCTTCTGGCGCGGTCAGTGCTGGGCAGAGTATGAGCGAGAATAAAAAAATAGCAGAATATAAGGCTGCTTATGGATACGACGCAGATACTGAAACTCAAAAAATGTACAAACGGGTTGAAGAAGAATGGTGGATCATGTGTAAACGAAGTCGAAATTGTCTTGGTGAAACATGGGTTGATCCAAATAGCCATGTGCGACCAACTATTCGACGTAAAAACTGGTTTCGTCGTCATTTGGAAGCAAAAGGGATTCCGTATGATGAGGTAATACTCAACAGAGTAACCGGAGTTACAGCAGAGAAGAGACAGATTGAAATGATGTACAGTGCAGGCAAGAAACGTCGTGGCTGGTTCTAAACAATTAAAAGTTGTCACTTTGGGTTGAAATGCGCTATATTTTGTGGTAAAATAACAACCGAACTGAATTTGGTTAGAAAAGTAGAACATCTTTTAGTTGTTTGGAGGGCAAAATGCGGATCACATATACTGCCCAGGAAATGTACGAACATATTCGATCATATGACATCATCGAGTTCTGGGGCAGCCGGAACGAAGAAAATGTCTGCATGATCAAAGCCAAGTCATCCTGCGTTGCACTGAGAAAAGGCAAGCGATACAGCTACATCAGTATCGAATGTCAGTTTGATCCAAGGTCAGACATCATTTGTTGCTGCTGCAACATTACAGGTAACGCGTTTTCTTGTGAAGTTGAGAGGGGGAAAAAGTCGGAGCGCCTTATTATTACATCCGATTATGCAGAGGAGCCAATCACACTTTTTTTAAAAAATCTTTGAATTGGTATTGTAAAGTGTGAATGAATATGGTATAATAAGGACACAAAGTAAAACAGATGGTCAGCAAGGAGGTCATAATATGTTTAAGGCTGGCTCAAGTGTCCCCAAAATCGGCGAGATCCGTCTCGGTTATGTTGCCGATATCAAGCAGGAAGGAAAAACCGTCCATAAATATTATGGCGTTCATCCTTATCTGATCGTCAGCAACAACATCTACAACAAAAACTCTGGCCAGTGTGAGGTGATTCCCTTCACCACAAAACGCTGGAATAGCCGTAACCCGGTCCATGTTGATTTTGGTGTAGGTGAAGTCGATGGCTTACCACATGAATCCACTCTTGTGATCGAAGGCCGCGATACGCTGCTGAACTCTCAGCTGAGCGAACCAATCGGAACGTTCTCTGATAAGAACTGGCAGCGCGCAGCGAACGCCATGGTGATCCAGTGTCCGATGCTTGCGGCGGCATTCAGTACAAATCTGGTCTCTGCATCATAAAATCTACGATTCTGTTTGCAAAATCTTCTTACATAGTGTACAATGAATCTAATAGTTCATATACCGACCCACTGTGTAAGGAGATATCAAACGATGAGACAGAGTGCGGAATATTATAATGAAGAGCTCAAGACCAGATTTATTCTGGATAAAATGTGCGAAAAAGATTCCAACGGAGATCCAGCTAAGGATTCCGCTGGCGAATATATCATTCTTGCTAAGAGTAAGAACAGGTATAACAAGGTTCGCAGCATTTTTCATAAGCTTGCCGCGTTCGAACAGAAGTATGAGAAAGACTTTTATGAGATCGAGTCTGACAAAGACGAAGAATTTATAAATGATCTATTCTCAAGGTGGATTTCCGAACTGAATGAAAACTACAGCATCTTTGTGTTGTCTATTTTCAAGCAGTATATTATGTGGTGCAGAGATGAGGGTTTGCTCTCAACGCAGCGGTACTATCAGCATCCGTTCTTTGACATGGAAATGTCCGGATGGAAAAAGAAAGACACCAGTTCCACCTTCCGCTCTGAGCGTGTAAAGAACCAGCTGGAAGCCATTGCAAACAAGAGTACCGATGAATTGGCTGAAAACTATGTGTTTCCATCAAAAGATGATTTCTTCACCTACGTCGTTTCTGTGTTCTCGGAAGAAGGGGCGATTATGACAGGCGCAATCATGTGTCTGCTGTATTATGGATTCCAGTCCGAAGAGATTCGCGTCATCAAAAGAAAAGACGTTGATGTAGACACGAGAACCGTCTGCGGGAAATATATCGATCACGATATCGCATGGTCGATCATCTGTAAAGCCAAAAACACGACCACCTATCTCAAAAACCACGCAAAGGGACAACTTGGGAAGTTAGAAATGAATCTCGGCGATGGTCCATATCTTATTCGTACAAGCAGAGAGAGTTCCAATGATAACCCTGTGCCAATTGGATACTTCAAAGACCTGTATCGAAGAGAGAAGAAAATTGTTGAGGGGCTTCCGCCAACATCTAACTATAAAAACATCCTTGTTAAAACAAGCACCATCAAAAACCTGCGCGAATTCTATGAGATCATGTCGGAAGAGCGTGAGTATGGTATCGAATATGTCGCTGAAAAATTCAGACAGAACCAATATGATACGCCGCTCACATTCCGAAAATATCAAATAATGCGCGAGAAAGCAAGAAAATTATAAAAATGAAGGGGCCTGACCAGCCCCTGAATTTTTCCTTTACCATTCACACTTTACACTGTCATTATGATGAATAGGAGGTGATTGAAATGAGAAAGACGATTGCAGCCATTGTTGTAACCGGCGTTTATCTGCTGACGAATTTGCTCAGCGGGGAAGCAGCTGGTCCGGTCGAGACATACCAGGGCTGGAGCGATGAACTCAAGTCGTACACGCAGTCGGTGTGTGACGAGTACAATGTCGATTATTCGTTGGCGCTCGGTGTGATCTATAACGAAAGCAGGTTCCAAAGCGGCCTGACTCACGTGAATTCAAACGGCACAGTCGATTACGGTCTGATGCAGGTCAACGAGGTCAACTTCGATTATCTCAACAAGACGCTTGGCGTTCGATCCATGTCTGAACTGCTGGATGATAGAACGGGCATCAGATGTGGTGTTCAGCTGCTGGCGTATCATAAGCAGTACACTGGCAACGATTCGGCGGCGCTTCTTCGCTACCAGATCGGGGCAGGGAAGTACAAACAGTACCTGAGGAAAGGTCGGTACACCAACCAGACGCATCAACAGGTGCTTACATATCAGAGCGAACTCGCTTCTTATATGGATTCCTTACAGTAGGAAAAAGATCAGGCGGCAGAAAAACGTCTGTTTGATCTGATCAATCGGTGGAGTGAATCCACCTTTATATGCTGGAGTGGCGCAATGGTAGCGCAGGAAATTTGTAATTTTCAGGTTGCAGGTTCAAGCCCTGTCTCCAGCACCATTAGAACAGCGGGCGACCGCATCAAAGATTATGTATTACAAAGGAGAATAATTATGACTACTGAAACTATGACAATTCATCGCGCACTGGCCGAGCTGAAGGTTTTGGACGATCGTATCATGAAGCTGCTGAGCGAGGCCAAGTTTTGTGGTGCCGCTAAGAATTGTATGCAGAAGCTGGGCGGTGTAACTATTGAAGAGTACAAGCAGAATGCCCAGTCTACTTATGATAAGATCACTGATTTGATGGCTCGTCAGGCAGCGATTAAGCGGGCGGTGTCAGAGTCCAATGCGGTTACTCATGCTGTTGTATGTGGACATGATTATACTGTTGCGCAGCTTATTTGGATGAACCAGCACGGCATTGATTTCAAGAGTACTTTGCTCAATGTTCTGGAGCGTCAGTATGCAAGCGCAGTTGCTGCTACTGAGGCTGCAAACTCCAAGCTGAGTGATAAGGCAGATGATTTTATCAGCCGAAACAACGCTGGCGCAGACAAGAACAGTATGGATGCGGAAGCTATTAAGGATATGCGAGAGAGCTACATTGAGCGTGAAACAATGCAGCTGGTCGACGGTATCAACATCAAGAAGATCAAGGAAGAACTGGCTGATGAGATCAATAAGTTCAAGGCTGAGGTTGACGCGGTTTTGTCTACTTCTAACGCCATGACTGAGATCACAATCGAATACTGATATTTAATCAGCGAAGCATATTCACTGTCTATCGAAAACGACAAACTGTAATCGTTCGTTCTTTGCTGATGGTAGCCTGCTTGAACGAAATCAAATAATAAAAAAGCTAATAACCATTCATATAAAAGCTGGCCTCATAAGCCGACAAGATGAAATCAAGTAAAATATTTGGTAATACTTGAATTTTTGGATTTGTCAAGAGGTTAAGACGCAAGCCTATAAGCTTGAAACGATGGTTCGAATCCATTATCCAAAAAAATCGAATCAAGAGAAGGAGTTGTCCCAAGGGCCAACACGTAGTTGATTCAAATGTCTTGGAAAGGTTAACGGTTATTGATTTAAAGGTTAAAGGTTGAAAGTTCAAAGCTTAAACTTCTAGCTAAAGATTAAACAGTAACGAATACAGGTCAAAGATTTATAAAATCCATGGGCACAGGTTTGTGGATCGATTACATAAGTCCCGTTGTTTACCACATGGCTGGTAGATGGTGAGCGCCTTGGCAGGGGCGTAACAATACCTGCTGTTTATATGGTTCTGTAGCTCAGTCGGTAGAGCAGGGGACTGAAAATCCCCGTGTCGCTGGTTCGATTCCAGCCGGGACCACCAATGTGCAAGTTGATTTGATAATTGAATTTGGTCGAAATCCTCCATAAAAAGGTTGTCCGCCAAGGTCGAAAAATCAACATGAATTCTCACCAAGATGATGTTATCAATGAAATTTGCAACAGGATTAGCGAGGTAGTCACACTCCTGATCAGGGGCTGATGTAGTAAGCTTGGTCAAACTGCGCGCCCTGACGATGTAAGATCCGCATTCCGAGCGCAACTGTGCGTGAGTCTCACCAACCCGAAAACAGTGAGAGGTGAAGGAATAACACTGAAAAACCTTATGTAGCGCGGCTATAACCCGGAAGAGGCTTGCCCCAAAAGGATGATCGAGTTTGAGAACCGCAGTGGATAAGCATATCGCCAATAGTGCTCTGAAGAGTAACGGTAAATGCCGGACGCCTGACCCGTTAAAGCCAGGACGAGGATCACAGGTGACATCCCTCTGTGATCTATATTATGCGATCGTAGCTCAATTGGTAGAGCACTTGACTTTTAATCAAGGGGTAGCGGGATCGTAACCCACCGGTCGCACCAATACCTGTCTGTGGTTGGGTAAACAGTCTTGTGGAGACGCTGACAAGATAGAAGAGCGAGCGTCATATCCGTGGGCGGGCATTCGGATTCGATGTGCGCCCATAGCTTAATTGTTAAAGCCGCAGTCTCTAAAACTGTCATTTTGCGGGTTCGAATCCTGCTGGGCGTGCCAAACAAATTACATAACAGTATCCCTTATTTTATAGAAAGGAGCTAATCTTGTGAAACAGCAGCAAATTTATAAAGGCATCATAGGCCATCAGGGTTGGGGTGCTGATGAATTTGAACATCAATACGGACGTTGGAGTGGAGTTCGAAATAACTGGGCAAAGGCAAAACTTCGTGATAAGCGTCTCGCGAAGCACAGGACGAATCAAATCAGAAATGAACAAATCAGGAAGGAGCTTGAACATTATGGCAATGATTGATCCGTATGATGATGACTTCGGTGCCATTTGTAATTGTGCTGTTCGATACGCAGTCGGGCGCAGAACATATATGCCTGGTCTTGTGATCGATTTCATTACATCGCATCTGAGCGAGTTGACAGATAAAACGCTATGGTGCTTTCAGCAGGATCTATATCAACGTCTGGATGAAGGGTTTAATTTTGGAGATGAATTTGATCTTCAAAACTGGATGAGCTTTCTGGAAGATGTTGATAAAGAGATCAAGAAAAGAAAACAGCCCAGCGGCCATAACCACTGAGCTGTCAGGATTACCCGATGACGTGATTCATCTGCAGAACCATCAGTATGAGCCCGACGATACTGCAAATGTCACCAGCGACATCAAGAAAATCTTTCGCCTAACGCTTCATCTAAGCACCTCCAATCCGCTCGAGACGCGAGAACAATGTCCGTCATTGAGGAACTGGTATGTCTAGTGAGAGTTAAGTTGGCAAAAGTGTATCACGTTGTTACGCGATTGTCAAGAATCATCCCAAGCATGATGTGAAAAGGCTTGTTATATGCGGCAATGGCTGAGTGGTTTAAAGCGATGGACTTGAAATCCATTGATGGTAATACATCCGCGAGTTCGAATCTTGCTTGCCGCGTGTTATGGCCTGTTAGTCAAGAGGTGAAGATGCTGCCCTTTCACGGCGGAGACATCGGTTCAATTCCGGTACAGGCCATTTTTTGAAAATTAAATATTGTGAGGTATCAAAATGAAAACGACGAAGAAAGATTGGATCTATCGTGTGATTCTTCTGATTCTGTTGGCGATTATCTGGGACATTGGCGCGGCTCTGACTTCGCCAATTTTTGTTCCACAGAAAGGCGCTGTGTTTCGGGAATTCTTCTTGTTGATCCAAAATGGAACAATGTTGAAAGCATTCCGATATTCGCTGGTTCGCATTACGGTGGCAGCCGCTTTGAGTGCCGGCATCTCCATTCCTCTTGGCTGTCTGATGAAAATCTGTCATCCGCTTCAAAAGCTGCTCTATCCAGCAATTCGAGCAATGCGATTTTTGCCAGTCACTGCCTTCTATCCGCTGTTGACTATGTGGTTTGGAATCGGAGAGAAAATGAAGATCGCTTTCTTATTTGTGGCCAGCTTTGTGTTTATGCTTCCAAGTGTTCTAATCGCTATGGACGATGTCAGTGACGATGTGATCGAGGCGGCCAGCATTGATGGAGCAGGGAAGTTCAGCACAGTAACACGAATCGTCTTCCCAATCGCAGCGCCTTCCATCTGTCAGTCATTCGCCACAATGTATGCCATCGGTTGGACCTATATCGCAGTGGCCGAGACAGTGAATGCGAAGTACGGTATTGGCTATCTGATCTATACTTCGTCCGCTCGTGGCCGTACATCTCTGGTGTTTGTTGGAATATTGGCGATTGTGATTTTCAGTATTCTGTTTGACTGGATCACAAATATCTGTATCAAGAAGATTTTCAAGTGGAAATTTTCATAAGGAGGACAACATGTCGCACGAAATTGAGTTGTGTGGTTGTTTGACCATCCCAGATAACGCGAATTTTGATGAAATCACAGACGTGTTCTTAGATTTTGTTGAGTCGCATGGTTGGTACTATGGTGGTGGGTTCTCTGAGATTCGAGACGGCTGTTATGTGAAGCCTGATGGAACTCTTGGAGCACCAATTATATAAATCATATAGAGGAGAAAATTATGGCACATGAAATTAAAATTATGGGATGTCTGAATATTCCAGATAATACAAGCTGGGAGGAGTCAATAAGTTTATTTGTTGAATTTATCGAGTCACATAATTGGTGCTATTATGGGGATTTTGTTGAGATTCGTGATGGAAAGCAAGTAGGTTATGGCGTAATAAAAAAAGAAAACGAGGAGAAAAATTATGGCGAAGAAAAGTCTATTTGAAAAACTAGGTCTTGTTGAGGGTGTAGCTGCTTCTGAGTATGATATGCCGGATACCACGAATGAGCTTCGCGTTTGTAGTGGCGTCGGAGATCATTACATCAATGGAGATTTCCCAGAGGACGAACCGGTTCAGGTCGAGGTTCCTGAGGGCGATACCATTGATGTCCGGGCGGTTTACGAGACCAATGGTATGAACCCTGCCGACGCTGTTACTGTCTACAAGATCAAAGATGTGATCGATACATTCCCGTCTGAGATGCCCACAAAGACTAAGCGTGCTACGGTTAAAAACCTGATGACGACGCTTGGTTATGATGCGGCCGCGATTATCTCTGATGCGAAGCAGCGCAAGGAGCTTCTGCGGGCTGTTGGTAACGATAAGATGAATGCGTTGTTTGACGAGATGAAGAGCAACGACCAGCAGATCGAATCTATGAAGGAACAGATCGAAGCTTTGACGAATCGCAACGTTGAAGCTGGTGCGGCCATCGAAAAGATCACCAATACAGTTCAGGATGAACTCAAGATGATTTCTTCTATCGAGGAATTTATCGAAGAGGATAAGACGGAGCCCGCCGGGAAGGAGGTCGCCCAGTAATGTTTTCTTTCACGATTGCTGAGTTTACTTTTCTCTGTGTTGGTTTCGCCTTTGTTGGCAGTTTAATTCTGTTTCCGTCATTCCGTCAGCAGCTCAAAGCTCTTGCCGGTGGTTTCTTGCAGGTCTTTGTGCAGGATACAGCCAAGACACCAGATGGTGCACGCGCTATCTATGCTCAGAAGATCGATGAGATGACTGAGAAATACACAGATGCCTGCAATACTCTGCGAGACCTAACGGGCAAGCTCAAGACGATTCAGGATAACTACGCTGTCTGTCAAAAGCAGGCGAAGGGTTACGATGAACGTGCAAAGGCTGCTATGAGTCGCGGTGATGAAGAGTCCGCAACCACTTACGCTCGTCTTTTACAGGAAGAGCTTGATAAAGCCGAGAACCTATCTGCTCAGTTCCAAAAAATGAAACCAGCGGCGGAAGAGGTCAAGGCAATCAAGGAAAAGCTTGAAAATCAGTTAGCTGCTCTGAAGCGCGAAAGCAAGGATGTGGTGGCTGAATTGAAGGCGAACGAACAGGTCGCAGATGTGTATTCCAATCTGGATCGTCTGCGTGCATCTACCGGCACCGATAAAATGCTCAACGCTACCCGTGATGGCCTTCAGGAAAGTCGCGAAAAAGCAGCGGGTGCAAAGGTTCTGTATCAGACTAGTCGAGAGGGAAAGCTGGATAAAGCGGACGCAAATACTGCTGATTATAAGGTGAGTTCGTATTTGGATAGTCTCAAAAAGAGCAACCCAAACGTAACAACTTACAGCATTCCTGATCTGAACACCCTCACAAAGTCTTCTGGATTGAACACTCAGTCCAAGAAATAAAATCAAAATTAAATAGGAGAGAATAACATGTCTAAGTTCAAATTGACTAAGGCTGGCCGCGCTGTTGTTGGTGTGGTCCTTGCTGTGGCTGTTGCTATTGGTGTCATTGGCGGCATCAAGGGCGGTGTGATTAAGTTCGACAAGAAAAAGCCAACTGCATCTGATAAGCCTGCCACGAATGTCACCACGAATGCATCAACCGGCGACGACACGATCAATCTGTCTCTGGATGAATGGGCGGGATGGTTGAGCTGTATCACCGCAAATGGAGGTCTTACTACTCAGCCCGGTTCTGTATTTGACCAGCTCGGCATCAAGGTGAATATCAATGTCATCAACGACGCTACTGAGTCCAGCAATGCACTGATCTCTGGTGATCTGCAGGCCGCTGGTTATACTACGAACCGTGTCGCGTTCCTGTCTCAGAAGTTTACGGATGCCGGTAAGAATATCATCATGCCGGTGTTTATCAACTACAGCTATGGCGGCGACGGTATTATCGCTTCCACTCAGTTTGCGGATGTGAATTCGTGGGTCAATGCCAAGATCGGCGTTCCTGAATTCTCTGAGGCCGAAACCCTGGTCGCTTGGTTTGTCAATAATTCCAACCTGTCCGATGCGGATAAGACAACCATTATGAATAATCTAATCATGTTTGGTACGGCAGATGATACTGCTAAGGCATACTTTGCTGGTCAGATCGATGTGGCTGCAACATGGGAGCCGTACCTAACTCAGGCTAAGACCTATACCAACAGCACCGTTGTTTTTGATACCAAATCTTCTTCTTCTCTGGTCATGGATGGCATTGTGTTTGATGCCGATTGGGCCGCAGCTCACGAAGATACTGTCAAGAAGTTCGTCAAGGGTATTCTGATGTCTTATGATCAGCCCATCAATTACGACGCAGCTCGTGAAGTGTTCCCGATGTACTCTACTTCCAGCGATGCAGATATCGACGCTACTTATGCCAACGCCAAGATGGCCAGCTGGAAGGACAATTACAACATTCTAAACGATACTGCTCCCATGATCTATAACCAGATGTGCGATATCTGGGAGGCTCTGGGTGAAACTGTCAATCGCGGCCTTGTGGACACGATTTTTGATACCACTTATATTGACGCTCTGAAAGGTGATTTTAAGTCTACTTCCGCCGCAAATGCCACCACAAAGGTGACTGTAAGTGACGAAATCCGTGCCAATATCACCCAGCAGGTCACTGGCAATCTGGATTATGATTCCATGCTGAGCAAGACCGCCAATGTAACATTTGTCCCGGATTCTTCTGTGTTCACCGATCAGGCCAGCGCAGCCTCTGTTCTGGATGATTTCGTAAATATCGCCAAGACTCTGGATGGCACAATGATCGTTATCAACGGCAATATCAATGCGGACACTCAGACCGAGTTCGGTGTGCAGCTCTCTGCAAATCGTGCTCAGACTGTTGCCAACTATCTGGCTTCTCAGGGTATTGATCAGAATCGACTGATTATTACAGGCTCTGGCAATGCAAAGTATCAGGCCGACAAGGCTGCTGGTGCTCTGAAGTCGGATGCAAGCGTATACCAGTCTACCGATATCAGCTTTATGCGAATCGAGAACTGAGGTGATTCAGATTGATCTGGATTGAAATCAGTAAAGCAATTTGGATTGTGGGCGGATTGATGCTGGCTTCTTTTGCGGCTGGTTATTTCTTCCATGGCCCAACTTCTAAGATTTAAAACTCACGGCGGTGCTCAGGTAGCACTGGGTGCCGCCTTATATAATGTGCTATAGCCAAGTCGGTCAAGGCAAGGGACTTTGACTCCCTGATCGTGTGTTCGAGTCACACTAGCACAACCAAAAAAACAAATCGGATAGGGAGGTTCACAGATGACTACTCCAGAACAACTTGAAATTGCACTTCGGGACTTTATTTATCAATGCGGAAAAAGATACGAAAACGAATTGGGCTGCGATGATTGTATCTACTGGAATTTTTGTACCCGATTCTATACTCCGCATTGTGATTGTCCTGATGAATGGACGATTTATGACAAAGTAAGCCCACTTCCGTCTTAATTTGAAAAGGAGTTTCCAGATGGCAGTTTATATGACAGGTGATATCCATGGCAACCCAAGTCGATTTTATGATCTGAAAAGTTTCTGTAAAGTGCATTCAGACGCAGAATGGTTTATCTGCTTGGGCGATGTTGGTTTGAATTACTATGGCGAGGATCATCCGCAGGAGATGTATATCAAGAATATTGCGGATGAAATCCCTGCAAAACTGTTCTGTATTCATGGCAATCACGAGCGGCGTCCTACAGAAGCAGATGGATATAAACAGATCGATGTCACAGAGGGTGCGATTCAGGGTCCGATGATGTGGCACGCAGAACACCCTAACCAGTATTTTGCCATCGACGGTGCTGTATATACGATTTTTACATCCGACCGTGTGTTGACTGCACTTGTTTGCGGCGGTGCTTATTCGGTCGACAAGGATTATCGTCTGCGGCGCGGTTGGCATTGGTGGCCGGACGAACAGCCAAATGAACTCACGAAGGGGCTGGTACGGTTGATGGCAGTGGAAAAACAAATCGATATTATGTTGACCCATACCTGCCCGCTGCGGTTCGAGCCAACTGAGCTTTTTATCTCTGGTATTGATCAGAACACAGTAGACAAGTCAACAGAACAATTCTTTGATGAAATCTACTCCTTATTCCCGGCGTACCAAGAGCCGATGTGGTACTTTGGCCACTTCCATGGAAATAAATACACGGATGAATACGTGATGCTCTTTGATGACATCATGGAGCTGAAGTGAATTTATAAATAGTAAATCGAAAGGGGAGTACAGATGCTGTATGGACGTGCGTCTCCTGATTTGATTCGATAGCATTTCGTCAAATTAGATAGGAGAAAACAATATGACTTGTAATTTTTGTGGTAAAACTCTGGACACCTGCGATGAGATCAATCTTGGTAACCTGGAACTGCCTTTCTTCTACGGGAGCAAGCGTGATGGGGACAAGATGAAGTTTTCTCTCTGCTCTGGCTGTTATGACAAGCTGGTAGATGAATTTATGTCCAGATGCAAACACGAGCCCATCGTTGTTCCCTTTGCCCCAAGGGTGCCGGAGTGGGAGCATAAGACTACTGAAGAATTCGATTATTGATAACTGATTACATAGGAGGTACATATGGCAAGTAAGGAAAACAACGTTTACTCTCGCTTTAGCTTTTGCGGAAAGGTCACCGTTTCCAAAAAGGTCCCGTTCGTGAAGCGCGACACCTACGACAAGGGTGAGAAGATCAGTATTAACTTTGGTATCAAAGCCGGGAACAATCTCGGTTATGTCAAGCTGGAAGGCTTTAAGAATGACGAGATCAAGACCATGGATACTGACCGAAACAATATCGAGGTCGCGTGGAGTGATCGTCTGGACGAGGATGTGATCAAGACTGTTGCCAGCACCAAAAAGTTCACAGTGAACCTGGGCGAGCGCAAGGAGTTCATCACAGAGTGGGATATGATCGAGTATCTGGAGTCCGCTCTGGCTGGTTATGAGGACGATATTGTTGTTACTGGTAAGTTCGTTCTGCGTCCCGGCACCGGTAAATACAAGGATCAGGTTTATCGCGAGTATCAGATCCAGAACGTGTACATGCCCGGTGAGAAGGAAGTTCCTCATCTGACTATGAATCTGGACCTGTACTACGACAAGGACAGCATGGATACAACCACTCTGAAGGATGACGGCAAGATTATGATGCATTGCTACACTCCGATGTGGTCTAAGGCAGATGGCGCACAGAAGATGTTCCAGATCGACACCGTGTTCAATACTGCTGTTTTTGATATGGACAAGCCGAAGCACAAGGCAATCCACGATTACAAGATGCGCTATCTGGAAACCAAGTCTCGCAATCCTGTCCATATGAACTGGCAGATCGCAGTCGTCAATGGCGCTGAAGAGGTCCCGTTTACTATGGACAGCTTGACTGAACAGCAGCGGGAACAGGTTGAACTCGGTATCTCTAAGATGGAAGATTTCAAGCCGCGTGGGAATATTCTCGGTGATCGGGAAAAGGAGCTGCGTCTGGTAAAGCCTATCCTGACTGGTGAATTTGAGGAGTGCAAGACTGCAGCTGATTCTGGTTACACTGCTCGTGAGTTCGAGGATGAAATCTGGACCCCGGCGGTTGATGAAAGCGTGGACGATATGATGAAGGGCGGTTCCAAGGCTAAGACCAAGGCAAAAGCTGCTCCTGCAGTCGAGGCCCCGGAAGACAGCGATGATGATATCGACACAATGTTTTGATCCTGTCGATTTGCCATGGAATGAATAAGAGAAGGTGTTGAAATGGTTAAAGTAAAGAAAAATCTATCTGGAATGAAGTTTGGAAAACTTACTGTCATTGAGCAGGTAGAAGATTCCATCACGCCTAAAGGCCAACATCTTCCAATGTGGAAATGTATCTGTGATTGTGGAACAGAAATTATTATCGAGGGCGGAGCATTAAAAACCGGTCACACTAAATCATGTGGCTGTCTCGCACGAACAAATAGAAACCTGGTCAATCAGAAATTTGGTGAATGGACTGTAATCAGGAAGGCCGCTGATTACATAAGACCAGATGGGAGACATGAACCCATGTGGTTGTGTGTATGCAGTTGTGGAGTTGAAAGAACAGTCCATGAGCAAAATTTGATTTCAGGTAAATCGAGTTCGTGTGGTCATGTTTCGGTAGAAGCATCAAAACATTTATCAACTTATGATCTTGAATCTAAAGAATATGGTATTGGCACCACTTACAATGGCGATCAATTTCTTTTTGATAAGGAAGATTATGAAAAAATAAAAGCTTATTCGTGGAGAAAAGCGAATAGAGGTTATATTATTGCGAACCTCTATAATGATCCAAACGGTAAAACCGTTATCAACTTGCATCGGCTGGTAATGGATGTTGGTGAATATAATGGCGTTGATAATTTAATTGACCACAAAAACGGAGACACTTCCGACAATCGAAAATCTAATCTCCGTATTGCAACTCAGCATGAAAATGGAATGAATTTAAATGTTCATTCTTCCAATAATACTGGCATTTTAGGTGTTAGAAAAGTTGATGGTAATAAATACGAAGCGAAGATTTTTGTAAACGGAAAATCAATTCAAGCCCGTTTCGATAATATTGAAGACGCTATCGCAGAACGTCGATGGATGGAAGAGAAATATTTTGGAGAATGGGCAAGAAATGCAAATTTGAAAGAGGAGAATACATAATGGCGCGTAAATTTGGTAAGAAAACTGAAATTAGCCTGAATCCACTTGATTACAGTATCTATCTGATGGGTGAAGGCGGTATTGGTAAAACTACTGTGATCAAGCAGGTTTGTGAAAAGATGGTAGGAGACGATGGTTATATCTTTCTAACCTGTGGCAAGGAAGCAGACCAAGCCACTATTGAAGGTATCGTTCAGGAGCCTGTTTGGGACTGGGAGCACTTTGATGAAGTCACTATGGATATCATTGAAAACCGCTTCTCCGATTATAGCGATTTGAAAGTCGTTGTTATTGATACTATTGACGAACTGATGCGAATGGCAGAAGAGGAAACTGTCCGTATCTGGAATCGTGAAAACCCCGATAAGCGCACCAAGTCATTCAAAGCGACTTTCTCTGGGTTTAATGGCCCCACTGACAAGGCAATCGAGCTGGTTACAAACCGTCTGTGGGAGCTGAAGCGTGTTGGTATCAGTCCTATTATTATTGGTCACACTAAGAAGACCGATATCACCGATCCTGTTACTTTGGCAAGCTATTCCATGTTGTCTACTAATATGGATAAGCGGTACTTTAATGCGCTGAAGAACAAGGTTGATATCGTTGGTGTCGCTTATGTTGATCGTGATATCGATAAGGTGAAAACTGGCCGTAAGAATGTTGTTAATGGCAAAGAGGAAATCGTCGGCAAGGTTAAATCTGAGCGTCGTGTGATTTGTTTCCGTGATGACAACTTCTCGGTTGATTCCAAGAGTCGTTTCGCTGATATTGTGGACCGCATCCCTCTGGACGCTGATGAATTCATCAAAGCTCTGACTGATGCAATCAAGGCAGAGCATGATAAGGGCGGTCGTTCTTACGAAGCTGATCTGAAGAAACAGGCAGCAGAGAAGAAGGATGTCGAATCTGTACAGGCTGAACGTGCAAAGCAGTATGTTGGAGCAGCTCAGGCAGAAGAGGACGAGCCTCACCGTGCCGAGTGGATCAGCGCAATTCAGGATCGTTTCGGTAACGCTTCTGCCGATGTTAAGGCCCAGATCAAGGCGATCCGCGATGAGGTCGGTCTTAAGTTCTCTGATCCAGAATTTCCTATTGACGCATTGAAACGCGTTTATTCTTTGGTCTAATCATTCACACTTTATATGGTCATTCCGAAGTAAATACGCAGGGCGGGACGGTGGGTATGTTGAGGTAGGAAATATGGCAAAGGAACCTACAGTTAAATGTATGGCTACCGGGGTGCAAGGTCCCAGGAGTCAATTTTATAAAGCGCCAAACAATCGCTACTTTCAATCGGAAGCGGTTTATCAGGCGTGGTTGGCCGGGCGGCGCAGAGAAAAGGCGAAAAAGAATAAGCCCGCTCCCCAAAAGAAGCCAGGCCGCACGATGGAATCTTATAAGAAGCTGTGTAGTACGATCGCAGATTTTATTGGATATGACCCGGAAAATGGTCAGCCAATGCCAACGATCGTATTTCGCCGGCTGAAGGAACTGGATTTCTACTCGGATGAAATCATTCAGCAAACCATGGATGAAAACGAAAAGTCGATTCGGTGGGCAATGCAGAATAAGAACTTCGAGGATGACGCAGGGAAGTGCAGCTATCTGATGGCGATTATTCGCAACAATATCGGCGCTGTCTACCGGCGTGAAAAAGATAAGGCAGAAAAGACTGTCAAAAATAATGCAGAACCAAATCTTGACACAATGATCGACCTGTCAATGATCGGTACTGCACACAAAGGAAAAGATGTTAGCAGCTTGCTAGGAGGTGACGATTTATGGATTTAACCAAAGCGATTGAAAAAATCGAAGCAAATCGTGTACAGGCCGAAGCAAGCTTTGTTTTTTGTCTGTGGAAAGATCCCCAGCGATACGACGATTACAAAAACATCAACGAAGGAACAGATAAAACCCTGATCTGTGAAGAACAGGTTTTCTATTTCATGGTCGGTCGCGGCATTCGTCGGCAGGGTTTTTCTAATATCGATAACATCACTCTTGATACATATCTGGCTGACAAACCTACACTCCGTCGGCATTACGAAGAACTGAATGGCTGGCGTGCTTGTAAGGCGATGATGGATCTGGTCGATCCAGAGAACACGGATAGCTATTACAACCAAATCGCCAAAATGAATACGCTCAAAATCCTGGCTACCAAGTATGATGATCTGCTCAGTCACCCGGAGCGCTTTGATGATGCCACGAACGAAGATGTGTATAACACTTTCGAGCTGCTCAATAACAGTGTGGCGCTGACAACCGGCAACGATTCAAAGATCGAAAATCTTGTTGTTGATGAAAAATACATCCAGCAGTGCAATGCCGGCATGGATCAGGGAATCAGTTATGCAGCTGGAGCACCTCTATTGAATTATCTGACACTTGGTGCTCCTGTTGGGGATATGTATTTGTTTGCTGGCCACAGTGGCACAGGAAAATCAAGTTTTATCTTTGAAAATATGGTTCTCCCATTTGCAGAAGGCGGCACAGGCGTTGCGATTATTTCAAACGAGATGCAGAGCAAGGCATATAAAAATATGTTACTGGTTCACATCCTCACGAAAGAATTGGACTACTGGAAAATCACCCGTAAAAAGCTCAGTCTTGGCCATTTTAATGAAGAGGAGTTGGAGATGCTTCGTAAGGCGGCAGCCATTACAAAAGAAAAGTATTCCAATATTCGCTTTGTAAAAATGTTCGAAAACGACACTTCTAAGGTGCTTCAGTACATCAAGCGTCTTGCAAGATCCGGCACAAAGGCAATCATCTACGACACCATGAAATCGGATGACGGTATTGACGATAAGATGTGGCAGGCATTGTTGATGAACAGCCGTCGCATTTTTAATACTGTTTCAAAAGAACAGGTCGCTATGATCTGCACTTTCCAGTTGGCATTACATACTACGAATCAGCGTTGGCTTGACGCAACTTGTCTGTCAAACTCAAAACAGATAAAAGAAGTGGTGGCTCAAGCTGTCTTTGCCAGGGCATGTTGGCAGGACGAATATACCGGTGAGAAATTTGATTGCAATCCCTATCGGCGGAATAAGGACAATCCAAAAATCAAAGAGCCATTCATCATGGATAAAGACAAAAAGTATATGGTTCTTTTTCTGAACAAAACTCGTTCTGATGAAGATGGCCAAACTCTTCTTTATCAGTGGGATTCAGCTTGGAACCGTTGGATCGAAATCGGTTTTTGCACCATTGTAAACGATCATGGCCAGTATGACCGCAGATAAATAAGAAGGGAGGCTTCGATATGAATGGATGTCAATGTATTAACGTCTAAGCTTGAAAATCAGCCAGACAAAATCATTCAGATCCTTGAAGCACTTGGCTTTGAAAATATCAAGTTCAATCCTCTCAAAAATAATCTGCGGTTCGCCCGGGAAGAGCAGCGAAATCCAACCAGTTGTATGCTCGATTGCGGCACGCTTCGGTTCTTTGTTTTCTCTACAAACCAAAAAGGGAATCTTTTCAGTCTGATTATGGATGTCAAAAAATGTTCGTTTCCAGATTCTTTGAAATTCGCTGCACAAAAGGCTGGCATTTCAGAAGAAGTCAACATCAAAACACACTGGCCGTTCGGCGGGTTCTTTCTAAAACTGATGCCGGACTATGAAGAAGAGATGGAAGATTTGAAAACGTACCCGGAGGAGACTCTGGAACCGTATGCTAACAAATACAATCTCCGCTTCATCAAAGATGGTATCAGCCTAGATACTCAGCAAAAATTCGGTGTCGGTTATGATGTTGAGTCAAATCGAATCACAATCCCAGAGCGGGCAACCGATGGTTCTCTGGTCGGCATCATGGGTCGCGCCAATTATGAGTGTGAACACGATAAACGCTGGTATCCGTTGATCTCTTGTCCACGCAGCAAAACACTGTTTGGATACGCGGAGAACTACCATCGGATTCAGGAAACAGGGAACATCGTTCTGTTTGAATCTGAAAAAGCAGTTCAGCAATGTGATTCGTTCGGCTGCAATATTGCCCTCGCAACGTGCGGCTGTCATGTATCGGATACACAGGCCAAATACATCAAACGAATGCTGCCAAAGAAAATCATTCTGGCCTATGATGAAGGGCTCGAAGAAGAGCACCTGGTCAACGAATGTAAAAAACTTATCGTGGACAATCCGATCTTAAAAACAAAGGTTGGATACATTTGGCCTGACGGGTTGATTCAGGAGGGCTCCAAAATGAATATCGCTGATCTTGGCAAGGATGTTTACAAAGAGGGCGTAACAAAATATGTGAAATGGGTAGAGGAGTGATGTAAATGGGACAAAGAGTAATAGCCCCTGAGCTACAGGCACTGTATGACAAAGGGGCACAGGTGTACAGCTATTCAAAGCTGAGTACGATCCACGATTGCCCATATAATGCATATCTGACTTATATCAAGCCGCGAGATCAGTGCGCCAATGTGTATTCCTCTCTTGGTACTGTAGTCCACGATACGCTGGAAGGAATCGTTGAAGGAAAGAACACAGAAGCAGATATCGGTCCTGCCATTGAAAACGGTCTGGACGAACTCGATATGCTTGGGATTGATTTTCCCAAAACGAGAGATGGCGGCAATGGCATCCGCGATAAATGGATCTCAAACATGCGTTGTATGGCTCGTGATTGGGTCAGTCCAAAAGGCGAGTATGAAGTCGAAAAGCTGCTTATTCTGAAGCTTCGTGATGATCGCTATCTTCAAGGTTATGCAGATTTGATCCGTGTCCTGCCAGACGGGCGGCTGCAGGTGTTGGATATCAAGACTTCCAGTCAGTTTAAGGATGAAGACCTACTTCACTATGGTCGTCAGCTGGTCGCGTACACTCTGGCGCTTGAACAGGCTGGATTCAAAACGACCGTTCCTTGTTGGATCATGGTGAAATATTGCAAGATTACATACGAAACCGGATTCGGAAAACGTGCAAAACCAGCCGAGAAGGTGCTCGATCGATGCAAAGTGGGTTACACGCTGCGGTCCACGGTTCGTTCCAAAATGAAAGCCGCCGGGTATGACAGTGAACAGATTGAAATTGTTACCCAGGCATTTATCGAATCGAACGATATCAATGATCTGCCGGAAGATATTCGCTGCCAGTTCAAATTGACTACATATGTCAGACCGTATCCTGTCACCGATGAACTGCGCAAAGAATGTATCGATTACATAAACGAAACAGCGGACGAGTTTGAGGAGCGGAAACGCAGCGGCGAATGGCCTGCACGAGAGATCGAAGAGAAAAATGGCAGTCCCAATTTCTTCTGTACCAATCTTTGTGGTCATCGTAAAACCTGTGAACCGCTTCGGGATTGTATCAACAAGCGGCCGTTTTATGCGGCAAAAGACCCAAGCGTGGTCGGTATAGACGATTTGTTTTAAGGAGGATTCATGGAGCAAAACTATGTTGTATACCATTTGCACGACGATAAAGGTTCGCTCCTTGATTCTTGTACAAAATGGGAGGATTATGTTGATCTCGCTGCTTCTTACGGAATGAAAGCGATTGCTTCTACCAACCATGGCTACAACCTTAACTGGACTGAAAAGAAACAGTACGCAGAGAAAAAGGGCTTGAAATTCATCGTTGGTTGCGAGGTGTATCTTACTTCTGAGATATACCACTATCCAGAGATCCCAGATGAGATTTATGAATCTTATCAAGGCTGGGACCCGCAGGAAGCACAAGAGGAAATCGGTAAAATGATGGATACTGAACGCTATAAAGTTCGCGACAATTTCCATACGATTCTTCTTTGCAAAAATGCTCGTGGTGTTCTGGAGCTAAACAAAATAATGGGCACATCTTATGATGCTGATCACAAGTATTATAAGCCGCGTATCACTTTCGAAGAATTCTTTGGATTGTCTGATAACATCATCAAAATCTCTGCCTGTCTGGCAAGCCCGCTTCGCAAATACACGTCAGAATGTGATGGATTTCGTCAGGAAGTCTATGACAAACTATGCGAAACTTATGACTACTATGAGATTCAGTATCACGATTGTGACGATCAAAAGGAGTATAACCAGTATCTCTGGGAGCTTTCTAAGAAATATCACAAGCCACTGATTGCTGCAACTGATACCCATAGTCTGAATGCGTATAAAGCAGAGTGCCGTAAGATTCTTATGATGGGTAAGGGAATCGAGTTCACTGGCGAGGACGAATTTGATTTAACCTTCAAGTCTTACAATGAGCTGGTCGACGCGTTCACTGTGCAAGATGCACTACCTCGTGAAGTCTGGATGGAAGCAATCGAGAATACGAATCGGATGGCAGATAGTGTCACTGATTTCACTCTAAGCACAAAGGCGCGGTATCCCATTTTGACCGGGACTTCTGAATCAGATGCTAAGGTTTACATCAAACGCACCCATGATATGCTGAATGACAAAATTCGTCGAGGTATCATTCCTGAATATGAAGTCGCACAGTTTAAGGCGGACGTAGAAGAGGAACTTACGGTCTTCAAGAAAACCAATATGCTGGGCTTTATGCTTTCTATGAGCGACCTGATGATTTGGGGCAAGGGAGAGGGCATTCCGTTCGGACCAAGTCGTGGCTCTGTTGCAGGTTCTCGATGTGCATTCGTCACAGATATCATCGATGTTGACCCGGCTCGCTGGAATCTGGTGTTCTCACGATTCTGTAATGAAAACCGTGTCGAGATTGGTGATATCGATATCGACGTGCCAGATGCTTATCGTCCCATAATTTATAACCACATCTTTGAATCGTTCGGTCGTGAGAAGTGTGCATATGTTCTAGCTATGGGTACTTTGGCAGGAAAAGCGACAATCGACGAGATTGGACGAGCTCTTGCAAAGGTCTGGAAGCGTGAAAATCCGGATGCAGACGAATCTAAGAATCCTTATTCCCTTGATCGGATCGCAAAAGTGAAAAAGGAATACGATGCCAGCGCTGAAAAGTGTCGTGCAGATCATCCCGATATCTTCTATTACTTTGATGGATTGCAGGGAACGATCGTATCTCTGTCACATCATCCGGCTGGCGTTATCATCGCTCCAATCGACCTCTATAAAAGGTATGGTGTCTTCCAAGATAAAGACGGGCTGCCCATTCTGTGTCTTGACATGGAAGCGTCTCATGCAGTCGGTCTGGCAAAGTATGATATCCTCGGTCTTGATACAGTGTCTGTTATTGATAAAACCTGTAAGCTGGCTGATATTCCGTACCCGCACACTTGGGAAATGGATTTCGATGACCAGGCAGTCTGGGCAGATATGAAAACGTCTCCGGTTGGCATTTTCCAGTTCGTTGAGGATTTCGCTTTTGATTCGCTCAAAAAATACGATGTTCACAGCATCGCAGATCTGAGCTTGGTCACGGCAGCCATTCGACCCGGCGGCGCTTCTTACAGAGACAAGCTCTTCCGGCATGAAGCAAATCACAATCCGTCGCCTGAAATCGACGAGCTGTTAAAAGATAGCCTGGGCTGGCTTGTCTTTCAGGAACAGACCATCGCGTTCCTCCAACAGTTCTGTGATATGAGCGGCGGTGATGCAGATAGTGTTCGCCGTGCAATCGGTCACAAGAACAAAGCGGAGTTGGATGCGGCAATGCCCCGTATCCTGAATGGCTATTGTAATCACTCAACAAAATCAAGAGAAACAGCCGAAACAGAGGCAAAAGAATTTTTACAGGTCATCGAGAACTCGGCCTCGTATCAGTTTGGTTTGAACCATGCTACCGGGTATTCGATTCTTACATATTATTGTGCGTATTATCGCTATTACTACACCCACGAATTTGTAACGGCACTTCTGAATACTGCGGACACGCAAGAAAAAATCGTTAATGCGACCAAGCTTGCGAATGAACGTGGCATCCAGATCATGCCAATCAAGTTCCGCCATTCTCGGGATGAATATGTCTATGATAAAACAGATAAGAAAATCTATCAGGGGATGGAGTCTATCAAGTACCTGAACAAGCGGCTCAGTCGGGAGTTTTATAAGCTCCGCAACCATAAATTCGATTCTTTCATTGACTTGTTGTTGATGAACCAGAAAAGAAAAATTGCGGACAGTCGGCAGTTAGGGATTCTAATTGAGCTTGATTTCTTTTCTGAATTCGGCAATCCCAATCAGTTGTTGGAACAGGTTGATATCTTCAATAACTTCCTTGATGCAAAACAGCTCAATAAGGACGAGATGGATAAGCTTCTGTCTCACGACATCATGGCCAAACTGTGTGAGAAAGAGACTGAAAAGAAATATGTTAACGTAGACTGGATGAAAATCGTTCGGCTGCTCTGCGAAAAGACAGATACCGTAAAGACTCCTATCACTGACAGAATAAAGTATGAGGGTGACAACCTTGGCTACATCCAGCTTACAATGCCGAAGCTCAAAGATTCTTACATCTACGTCTTGGATATTGATGGTAAGTTCGCCAATAAAACTGTAAGCGCCTACGTCCTCAAAACCGGTCAACAGCGCCGGCTTAAGGTGAAAGGCCGCACTCTGGAAGCTACCCCAATCGAGAAAGGCGACATCCTTCGCATTGATGAAGAGCGGGATGAAGGCCGCTGGTCAAAGGACGAGCAGGGCCAGTGGATTCAATCCAAGACCGACAAAGAAACGATTCTTCGTAAATACGTTCATGTGCGGTGAAAGGAGGTGACAAAGTGACATATAACGAAATCACTCAGATCCTCAAGTCAATGGTGATTATTGTGGATGACCGCGAAAAGGATACTCCACTTCTACATCAGCGTCTCTCGTCGTTCCCGTGTGCTTATATGCGTAAGCGGCTGGACTTTGGTGACTATAGTGCTGAAGTAACACTGCCCAATGGCGAAAAATTCTCGTTGGTAGATAAGGTGACCATTGAAAGGAAAAATTCCATAGATGAAATCTGCGGCAACTTCACAACGAATCGAATTCGGTTCGCCAAAGAGTTCGACAGGGCGGCTGCAGCCGGAGCAAAAACTTACATACTCATTGAAAACGGTTCATGGGAAAAGATCAATCGCGGTGCATATCGCAGTAAAATGACACCCGCTTCACTGCTGGGCAGTCTCACCACATGGCTTGCTCGATATAATTGCCAGATCATCTTTTGTGAGCCGGATACCACATCATGGCTGATCCATGCGTTTCTTCTCCACGAAATGCGTGAAGCGCTGACCCATTATGAACTACAGCAAAAACCAAAGAGAACAAGAAAGGGGACTGAAGATGACATCATCACTTGATTTTGAAGGCGAGCTGATTCTGGACGGTGTGCTGCTGGACAAGCTGGAAACACTGACAAAAAAGCTTCAGAAGGCCACAAAAAAGACCGATAAGGCAACAATCTTGTTGGATGCTAAGAACGAGATCGGTGAGAGTCAGTTGTTTTTCTTCCTTGATTTCATTCTCGATCCGCAGATCACAACAGGGATCTCTAAGGCCAAGATCAACAAAAAGGTGCGAATCGTGGATAAATTTCCACACACTTTCCAAGATATCTGCTTATTCCTGGCGGAGTGCAACACCGGCTCTGACATGGCTTTGTCAATGGCAGCCAGTTATATCTACTGGAATGCTTCACATAAAGATTTTCTGATTCGAGTGTTCACTAAGAATTTGCCTCTGGGCGTTGAAGCTGCTACGGTCAATAAGATTTTTAGTAAAGTGGTCATTCCGGTCTGGGAAGTCCAGCAAGGATATCCTATCGATAAAGTCAAACTCAAGCCGGGCACCTGGTTCAGTCTCAGCCGCAAGATGAATGGTAACAGGGGCACCTTCTACCGTGGCAAGTTCATTTCCCGTCAGGGACAAGAGTTTACCGGCCTCGACCATATTAAGGACGACATCATCAAAGAGCTTGGCGATGAATCGCTGATTGATGAATATGTCTACGATGGCGAGCTGGTGTATCGTAATAGCAGAGGGCTATCAGACGGCGAGGCATTTCGGGTTGGCACTGGTATGTTGAACTCGGATGGAGATAAAAGCCAGATCAAGTTCGTTGTGTTTGATTTGATTCCTACTGATGAGTTTGAGAACGGTAAAGGCAGCCTTCCTTATGAAGATGGTTCTTTTGTTACGCCATATAAACTCCGTCGTAAATGGCTTGAAGATTTAGCCGTTACGATCGAGCAGAAAGGGCTCAAAAATATCCAGGTCGTGCCGATGGTCTACGAAGGTACTGATCAAAGTGTGATTCCTCAGTGGCTCGATTATGCAGTTAAACATGATTGGGAAGGGCTCATGCTCAATACATCGGTTCCTTATAAGCGGGCACGTCACACTGGCTGTCTTAAAATCAAGCGTTTTTATACTATTGATCTTCGTGTCACTGCAATTGAAGAGGGTCAGAACCGTCTGGCTGGTACGATGGGCGCTCTGGTTGTTGACTACAAAGGCAACGAGCTTCGTGTTGGTTCCGGTTTTGATGATGCTACGAGAGCTGCCGTGTGGGCGAATCAAGATGATTATATCGGACGCATCATCGAATTAAAGTACAAAGAGGTCACGATGGATAAAAAGACCGGCCTTGAGTCCTTGCAATTCCCGACCTTTGTGCGATTCCGAGACGATAAGAACGAAGTAAGCTACGGCTAAGGAGAAAGTTATGAATCTTTCTAAGAAGTCCATTAAGCACATTCTTCGGATTTTGAACAACAAATGTATCGAGGTTCCTATAAAGACATCCGTTTATAGTAGCAGAGGCCGTAGAATTTTTTTGACTCGTGATTTTGAGCACGGAATGAATGGCTGGCAACGAGTCGTTTATGTACCGTCCGAAGGATATTTCTACGGAATTTATAATGGAAAATCGGAAGAAGATTGGGATATTCCAGACATCTTATCTCCTGCACAACTTGCTGATTTGTGAGGTGTTTAAAATGAATGACTTCCGTAAACTAGCCATCCCAAAGAAAGAACGACTTGAAGTTCAACTTACCGATTGTACAGAAGAACACAACATCAACTACGTCATCACATCTCTGGCTACGATCAAAGGCGATAAGATCTATAAAAACTTCCGTCTATATTCTGTGGCCGATGATGGCAAATTGACTCAGCTGGAAAAACGAGATGGCGACCCATATTTCGAGGCGCTGAAAGGAACGGTGTATGAATCATGAAGAACGAATCAAAAGTGGATTTAAAGGAGATCTCAAAGAACTTGAAATTGCTTGGAATCACTTTGAGTTTTGTGAGCCTGAGTTTATCGATTGTGCAATTGATAATCTCCGAAACGCTGAAGAAGCTCTCTCAGGAATATTGATGAGGGCGCGTTATGTGGACACGTCGATATTTAAGACTTAATTATCAAGATGAATCTCTCTGTTGGCGGCTTCGCTATGGAGAACGCTTCGAAATCGTCGCAGAACTGGATGAATTTTATTTTCTCTGGGCACATGGCACGATGATTGCATTCCCCAAGTATGGCAAGTACGCATACGACGTTGAAACAGAGATCGTAAATACCGAATAAGGAGGGAGGTGAGGTCCCATGCGAGGGATCAATCAAAGAGAGCTTGGCCGTAAAGAACGTGCCACAGCAGAATGCGAGCGTCAGATTCGGCGCTACGGATATGAATGTGGCGAGGTTATTACATATAAATTGTCGCCTGAACAAATGAAACAGGTTTTGACAGGCAGAAAAACAGTGGATGATTTTATCAAGGAGGGGCAGTAAATGAAAGTCGAATTGATTTCGTATTCACAGCCGGTAAAGAAGGATGCAGACAAGAATCCGCTCAGTATCGCAGAGCTGGCAGCAAGTGTCTGTTATGATTCTGAGCCGACCGAGACTTATCGAATCGCAAAGGGATGTAAGGCGACCGGGCACACCTCGGTGCTTGAACACATCAGCTTTACGTTCCATGTCACCGGTGTCAGTCGAGCACTTCTGGCGCAGTTGAGCCGCCATCGGCATATCAGTCTGAGTGTTCGCAGCCAGCGCTATTGTGATGAAAGTATTATGCAGTATGTCAATCCATTCAGTGGGGAAGACGCGGATGTATTTGATGGCATGATGGCAGATATCGCCAATGACTATCGCATCTTAAAAGAGTATCACGGTGCTGCCAATGAAGACGCTCGTGCTGTTTTGCCGAATGCCTGCTGTACTGAACTTTATGTCACCATCAACGCACGGTCACTGATTGAAATGAGCCACCTGCGGCTCTGCACTCGTGCCCAGCGTGAGATCCGGGGATTGTTTATGGCAATCAAATTCCAGGTTTCTCAGGTTTGCCCCGAACTCGGCGCATGGATGGTTCCGTCCTGTGAAGCGAACCCTAAGTATCCGTTCTGTCCCGAGGGGAGTCGCTGCTGTGGCCGCCACCCGAAGCTGGCAGATGTTTATAAATCCAACGAGAGATAAGGAGATTACATATGAGCAAGATGTTCAATATCGAAAACTGCGATGTTACCATGGAAAATGGCTGCCTGCGTCTGATCTATCATACCGACGAACTGCTGATGCCTATGACTCTGGCAATCAGCAAGACCTATCACGATCTGAACGAAAAGGGTATGTATCTCTTTGGTCAGGAGGACTGGGTAGGGAATGTCGTTGAATGGAGCATTCGGAAGGAGAGTCCTATCTGGCATAATCTGCTGGCCGACATCTATAAGAATCATCACGATCTGTATTCTTCTATTATGGTTACTCCGGAAGACGATGAATATGACGATGATGTTGATGACAACGACAAGGTTCTTGGTTACCTGACTCTTGAGGCCACTGGAGACATCGACGAGAAAACCGGCCACCGTATCGCTCATTTCAACACTGCCGATCTGGAGGCTTTGGACAACGGCATTCTTCACGTTCTGGCCGAAGCTTGCGGCATCAAAGATGGTGAGTATATGTTCCGCGACGAACTGATCAATACTATGAGCCAGCAGGATATTGATATGGACGATTGCGATTACGACTGTGAGAACTGCGATTGTGCCGAAAAAATCTCTGATGGTGATGTTATCTGCCACCTCGATGAGGATGACGATGAAGAGGATGACGAGGAAGACCTGTGTGATGGCGATTGTGACCACTGCAAGAGCGATGCACCTGCTACCGATAGCGACTGTTCTTGTGATCCAGATAAAAACGAAAATGCGGCACAACCCGATGAGCAGCCGTATGAGTATGTGGATGGTCCCGCTCACTATCATGGCACTGAGTGCATCGAGAATATGCGCAAGCTGTTTGGCGACGAGGCTGTCCGCTGGTTCTGTATTTGCAATGCCTACAAGTATCGCTTCCGTGATGGTTCCAAGCCCGGTGTAACCGCAGAGCAGGACGAGAAGAAGGCTCGTTGGTACGAAGGTTATGCCGTGAAAATGATGAACGAACAGCGCTACTATTGATTTGGAGGTGATGGAATATGGAGTATGTAATCAAACGCAATGGCGTAAAAGCTCCGTTCGACAAGTCTAAGATCGTGAATGCAATCGAAAAGGCGATGACCACCACTCCCGGCGGTATTGACTCTCGTGTATCGAATGCAATTGCGGATCATATCGCTGAGATGCCAGATACTCTTTCTGTCGAGCAGATTCAGGATATCGTCATTGAGCAGCTGAAAGCAAGTCCTTTTGCTGATGTAGCTGAATCTTATAGCCACTGGCGAAAGCTCCGTCAGGAAATTCGTGACAAGGAAAAGACGAATGCCAGTATTCTTGAAATCATCGACGCTAAGAATGATGCGATCAATCAGGAGAATAGTAATAAGAACCCCACCGTGAACAGCGTCCAGCGTGACTATATGGCTGGTGAGGTATCAAAGGATCTAACCGCTCGTCTTCTGCTGGACCCGGAGATCGTCAAAGCGCATGAAGAGGGCTTAATTCACTTCCATGATGCAGATTATTTTGCTCAGCACATGCATAACTGCGATTTGGTCAACCTGGAGGATATGCTGCAGAACGGTACTGTTATTTCTGGTACTGGCATTGATAAACCTCACAGCTTTTCCACCGCCTGCAACATTGCCACCCAGATCATTGCGCAGGTGGCATCCAATCAGTATGGCGGCCAGAGCATTACGCTGTCTCATCTGGCTCCCTTTGTGGATGTCTCCCGCAAGAAGATTACAGCAGAAGTCCATAACGAATTCTATGAGATGCTTCAGAATGACGATATCGAAAAAATGCCCTCACAGGAAGCTATTGACCGTATTGTAAATCGTCGTCTAAGAGCTGAGATTTCTCGTGGTGTCCAGACCATCCAGTATCAGGTTATTACGCTTATGACAACCAACGGTCAGGCTCCTTTTATCACTGTGTTTATGTATCTTGATGAGGTCCCTACCGGTCAGACTCGTGATGACTTGGCTGTCATTATCGAAGAGATGTTAAAACAGCGTATCAAAGGTGTCAAAAATGAAGTCGGTGTGTATGTTACTCCTGCATTCCCGAAGCTGATTTATGTTCTTGATGAGGATAATATCCATCCGGATTCTAAATATTATCACTTGACTGAGTTGGCAGCGCAGTGTACCGCAAAACGTATGGTTCCTGATTATATCTCTGCAAAGGTTATGAAAGAGCTCAAAGGCGGCGTGTGGACAAGTATGGGGTGCAGGAGCTTCCTCACTCCTGACCGAACTACTGAAAATGTGGCGAATGCAGGGAACTGGGTCAAGGGTCAGAAATACTACGGCCGCTTCAATCAGGGTGTTGTCACCATCAATTTGGTGGATGTAGCATGTAGCTCTGGTAGAGATATGAACGCATTCTGGAAAATCTTTGATGAACGTCTTGATCTTTGTCATCGTGCATTGCAGGCTCGTCATAAGCGGTTGCTCGGCACTATTTCTGATATGAGTCCTATTCATTGGCAGCATGGCGCACTGGCACGCCTGAAGAAGGGCGAGAAGATCGACAAGCTGCTCTTTGGCGGCTACTCCACCATCAGCCTGGGCTACGCTGGTCTGTATGAGTGTGTGAAGTATATGACTGGCAAGAGCCACACCGATCCTGAAGCAAAACCGTTCGCGCTGTCTATCATGCAGTATATGAATGATAAGTGCACAGAATGGAAAGAAGCAGAAAACATCGATTACTCTCTGTACGGCACTCCGTTGGAGTCTACTACATATAAGTTCGCCAAGTGCCTGCAAAAGCGATTCGGCATTATTCCTGATGTCACAGACCACGACTATATCACCAACAGCTATCACGTAAACGTTCGTGAGCATATTGATGCTTTTACTAAGCTCAAGTTTGAGAGCGAGTTCCAGAAGCTATCCCCGGGCGGTGCTATCAGCTATGTGGAAGTGCCCAATATGCAGCACAACATTCCGGCAGTTCTCAGTGTAATGAAGTTCATCTACGACAATATCATGTATGCCGAGCTGAACACCAAGTCCGATTATTGCCAGTGCTGCGGCTACGACGGCGAGATCAAGATTGTTGAGGATAACGGCAAGCTGGTGTGGGAGTGCCCAAATTGCGGCAACCGTGACCAGAGTAAGATGAATGTCGCCCGCCGTACCTGTGGTTACATTGGAAGCAATTTCTGGAATCAGGGGCGTACTCAGGAAATCAGAGATAGAGTCGTTCATCTTAGCGACAATTAACTTGTAAATAGATGTGGTGGGTGGGATGGATTTATGAAAGGAGCAGAATTTTGAAATCGAGTAGCCAAGTGATTTCTCAATTTGAAGAAATATTTACAGCGTTGAACATCAAATATTTCAATGGAGAACTTAAAAAGGCAATTATTACGGTTGGCACAAATAGTCGCATTCAAGTAGCACAAAAATTCGTAAATAGATCGATTTCTGGGAACACAACTTCGTTCGGAATAGAGCTTAACGCAAATCAGTTAAATAAGCCGATTGAAGAGACTGTTGGGAAAATATTGCACGAGATGGTCCATGAATATTGCTTGGAGAACAGCATCAAAGATACTTCCAATAATGATGTGTACCATAATAAACGCTTCAGGGAGCAGGCCGAAGCTCATGGTCTGATTGTAATTCGCAGTGAAAAATATGGTTGGTCTATTACAAGACCTAGTCAAGATTTAATCAGATTTATTGATCAACAAGGATGGAAAACAATGAATCTGACTGGAATTGAATTTGCAGATGAATCTGTAAATAAAAAATCAAGTACCAGACGTTGGATATGTCCAAAGTGTAAGACTATTATTCGTAGCACTAAAGAGGTGCGTGTTACTTGCACTGATTGTATGGAGCCATTTGTGAAAATTGATAAAGCAAATCACTGTTTAAAAGTAAAAAACAGAAAGGCAGGTGATATCGCATGAATGATATTGCAAAATTCATTTCGGGTTTTCTTGGTTTTATTCTGTCGTGGTTCATTACGACTGTTGTGTTATATGGCGGTTGGAAGCTGCTTGGGCCAGATTTTAATCTATGGGCAGCAACTGGTATTTGGCTGGTGCTGCTTATCTTTGGCAGATCTGCGAATAGTAAGAAGCAGTAAATAAATCAAGTAAGGGTGGGAGTGGTGGCATGAGAGGAGGAATACCAGTGAACTATATCAAGATAACAACACCAGATATCGCAAATGGAATCGGCTGCAGGGTCACACTCTGGTGCTCAGGTTGTTCCCATCGTTGTCCCGGTTGCCATAATCCTCAGACGTGGGATGCGGCCGCCGGTAATCCATTCATCGAAGACACCATGCAAGAGTTGCTTGATCTGCTTCGCCCCGATTATATTCAAGGCTTGACATTCAGCGGGGGAGACCCTCTGTTCGTTCAGAACCGGCTTATCGTTGGATATATCTGTGAGCGTGTCCGCAAAGAGTTCGGCGACACTAAGGATATCTGGATGTGGACTGGATACGAGTGGGATCAAATCAAAGACTGGGATCATCTAAATTATGTGGATGTTCTAGTGGATGGCCCATATATCGAAACTCAGCGCGATATTTCATTGCCATGGGCTGGCAGCAACAATCAAAGAGTGATCGATGTCAAACGGAGCTTGAAAAAGAACGAAGTCGTATTATGGAAGGAGAACTAATATGAACCCTATTGTAAAAGTAAACAAGATCTATCCTGACGCTCACATCCCTACTTATGGCACTGAGAAGGCCGCCTGTGCTGATGTTTACGCTTATATCCCAGCGGATCAGGCAGACCTGTATGACGAGCATGGTAATCCTATTATTTACATCCATCCGCATGAGACCCGTATGATCGGCACCGGCCTGCGTTTTGCTCCTGCTGATGGTTGGGCTATCCTCGGATTTGCCCGCAGCGGTCTGGCATCTAAGAAGGGTCTGGCACCTGCGAACAAAGTCGGCGTGTTGGATGAGGATTATCGTGGCCAGGCTTTTATTCCTTTACACAATCACTCTGATATGCCCCAGGAAATCGTTCATGGTGACCGTATCGCACAGTTCATGTTCGTTCCGTATTATCAGGCACAGTTCAATGTTGTTGATGAATTGAACGAAACTGAGCGTGGTGATAATGGTTTCGGAAGCACTGGTGTTTAACAATTAAGGAGTATTGCTTATGCGATGTAGTTTTGGATATACAGTTAAATCCCCATATGTAGAAAGACGTGTTAAATACTATGATGAAAATGGTATCTATGACGAATCGGTACAAAGTGATGACGAATTGATTGTCATTGGGGAAAAGCTAAGAAATGGTGGTTATAGATATAACGAAGAACTTGGAAAAGCAGAGACGACCATGTTCGAGACAGAACCAAACAATCCGCAATATAAAGAAATTCTTGCAAGATTAAATCGTGTTCGTGACAAATACGGTATCAAACACTGGGATGAAAAGGAGCGGGTGATGTAAAATGTTCTGGAATAAATCAGAAGAAATTCAGCCGTCAGAAAAACCTGAAAAGGCAGAAGAAGTCAAAGAGCAAAGACAATTTGAACCATATAGATGCTGGACTGTCTATGTCAACTATTGTCTAAGAAATGGCACAGATCATAGCTTTTCAGTTGACTATGAAAATTCCGATTATCGCGATAAAATGAGCCACAAAGAGGCTGGAGAAGCTATGGAATCGGATGCAACCAAAAAGAAAGAAGAAATAGAAGCACTAGTTGAAGCAAATCTTGGGCAGGAAACTGGCTGGATTAAACTCGGGTCGAACTATATTGCCAATCGAGATCTTGCAACAGTATCAGTGCAGCTCATAAAAAGTACAAGCGGAGCTTTTGATTGGAGAGACTAATGAACGATATTATCCAAATGCCGAAAGGCGATTACATTATGAAGGACGCAGTTCGTGTTGATACTGGCGAAACTCGTACTGACGGATGGTATCCGGAATGGATCGGTATGACAATGCAGTTCCGTCCAATTCCTGTCGGCTGGATTGCTCAGTTCCGATATGTAAAAGACAATGATGGTTATCCGTATCCAGGTGGGATGCACACGTCGCCAGTTACTTCTGTCTCGATTACAGAAGATGAAAAAATTGTCAAAATCGAAACCGCGCACACAATTTATACGTTTGAAAAAGTTAAGGAGGACTAAATTATGGCTAAGTATTTTTATGTTTATCACGTTAATGATGGCACCACTGATCGTATCGTAAAGATGTTCAACACCGACTCTGTTGTCAACGGTAAGAGGGGTACTTATATCGCTGAGAAAAAGGTTGCATCCAGTGATCTGCAGGGTTTTACCAGTGGCATCAAGGCGGCAGGTTTTCAGCTGAATCAGGAACTCGCAAATGCTGATACCGCCGAACAGGAAGCAAAACGAATTCTGGCTGCCAAGATGGCCGATTATCATGCCGCACGCGACGCTTATGCTGAGGCAGCTGACAATCTGAAAAAAGTAAACGCCAAGTTTGGTATTGTGTAATGAAGTATTATTTTGTAGAACACTATTATGACAAAGGCGCACCTTTTGGAGCGTCAAGTAGGGTTAAGCTGTATTCAGACAATGATTTGATTGCCATACACGAACACATTCACTACGATCAAATAAAAGGATATTGTAAATGTCTTGAAGATCTCGGGTATGAAGAAATACGCAATTATGATAACGTTGAATGGCTAATTGATAAGTGCAAGAAAGCCTTCACTGATGAAGATATAAGCATTATCGGGTCGTGGTTTGAATTAACTGGCAATTGGCCTACTGAATAAAAGGTGAATTCTATGGGTGGGCGGGAGGAATAAAGAATATGACTTATACACTTATGTCTGTTCCAGAGGATAAAGAAGTCTGGTGTACTGGATTTCGATTTGATGATACGAAGGCCGGCATCAATTGCAAGCCGGTACAAGGATCTATTCATAACAAGGATTATTGGAACTCGAAATTTAAAACAAAAAATCGCACAATCAGCGTGAATACAAATCAATCGTATTATGCATTTGCTGATACTTACGAAGAGGCCGCACATATTTATAATGAGATGATAAACACATTTCTTGTTGAGCTTGATAATAGATACAACAAAATCGCAAGCTCATTAGAGGGCTGCTATCTATCGAATGATCGCGGCGTGATGTTTTAAGAGGTACGGAATTATGATTGAAGAATATGTAAAAATTTATTGTGACCGTTGTGGGGAAGAAGCACTTGTTAGAAAGGCACGTTTCCCAGACTGTATCGCGGGCTGCTATATTTCCGACTCTGGAAGATGGAGCTTAAAAGATAAAGGTGCGATTTCAGATTTATGCCCGCAGTGCCGACGCGAATACGACAAAATGCTTCATAAATTCTTCTGTGAAGGCGTGAAGCGTGATGCCTGAAGAATTGCGATTTTAAAGAAAGGAGAATTCGATGCTTGTAAAAAATTACGGCGGTGAAATCGATTGGAATATCGGCGCGTTTTGCGGCCATGATGAAATGATGTTTGATATCGATAAAGCTTGTAAAATGGCTTGTGAGAAAAATGGCATCAGATATGTGTTTGGCAGCATTTTCACAATCCTGCAGGGTGGTCGTATCCCACCACAGAAAAATCTGCCTATGTCAGAAGTTCTGTCCAGAGCAGATAAATATAATGAACTTGGTATTGGAGTTCGTTTGACATTCTCAAGCCCGTTTGTTACACGCGGCGATCTCGTTGATGAAACTTCAAATATTATGTTGCGGCACCTCGATCATAATAATCAGAATGGACTCACAAACCGTAACGGCGTTATTGTTATGTCCGATTTACTGGCTGATTATATTCGCTATATGTATCCCAATCTTGAGCTGATTTCTTCGCAAGTAAAACCGTCTGTCGAAGTCGGCCTTGGGAATGATTCTGTTGAATATTATAACCATCTGCTTGACCGTTTTGATATTGTCGTTGTGAATCCATTTAAGATCCATGACGAGCAGTTTATTAAGAATTTACATAACCATGATCGAGTAGAATTCATCGTCAATCACCGGTGTCTGCCGAACTGTCCAATGGCTGGCCGTCACTATCAGCTGAACACAAAGTTGGGGCAGGCTATTGTCAATGGTGATGATATTACGGAGCTGCAAAATCAGTTGGCGACAGTATATAACTATTGCGGCTCTACTCGAAACAGTAATCCTCTTCTTGGCACATCTATGAATGAAGATGAAATCAAAATGCTGGTTTCACAGGGATTTAAACATTTTAAAATCGAAGGTCGTGAAAATAATATCATCTCGTTTGTGCGTGACCTTGGCGACTATGTTTTTAATCACGAAATGTTTGAGAGAGTCATTCATGCCATTGCCGGTATGATGCTGTAAGGAGGTTCACAATGATTATTGATTGCAAATCTATTGCACAAGATATCAAAGATAAAATCAAGAATATTATCACAGAAGCTGACTGTGCTCCTGTTTTACATATTTATCAAGTAGGGGATAACCCTGCATCCAACGCTTATATTCGCGGTAAACTGCGTGACTGTGAAGAGGTTGGAATCAAAACGGAACTTATCAAACTGCCGGAAGAGATAACCGAAGATGGTTTGAAAGATAAAATACAAGAAGATTATAATTATGAAAACGCAGACGGTATCATTGTTCAGCTTCCGCTGCCAAAACATATCAATCCAAAGAATATCTATATTCCAGACAAGCTTGATGTTGATGGCTTTAATTCCACATCCAAATTTCAGCCATGTACTCCGCTTGGCGTTATGAAGATTTTAGACGCGATTGGTTACAATCTGGATGGCAAGAATGTGCTTGTGTGCGGGCAGTCTGATATCGTTGGTCGTCCGCTAGTTGATATGCTGATCGGGAGACACTGTAATGTGATTTCTGTGAATAGCACAGGGAGCTACATGAAGAATACTGCCTACGTTACAAAACTAGCAAATGTTGTCATCTCTGCGGTTGGAAAACGCAATTTTATTTCTCGTATAGATCTATTCAACACAGACATCTGCATTGACGTTGGCATCAACTACGACGAGAATGGCAAACAACATGGAGACTGCGATGATGAAGTTTATGAGATGGAAAATATCAAAGTTACACCTCGTATTGGCGGTGTCGGCCTGATGACAAGGGCGATGCTGCTTTATAATGTATGTGTGGCTAAATATGGAGAAGAGAAGATGGAGCAGGTGATTGAATGAAAGAACAGATTATTCCAATTGACCAACAGCTTGTATATAACGTAGAAGAAGTAGCGACACTCTTGAAAACCACGCGCCCTGTGGTATACTCTTTAATAGAAAAGGGCTATTTGCCAAGTATCGTGTTGGGTCGTCGTAAAGTAACCCGTAAAGCACTTCTTGAGTTTCTTGATAAGAATGCCAACACTGACTTTGGAGAACTTTTAAGAGCAGGCTGA